AAGTGATCAAAGTTATCAATATATCTGTATAGATGGAGGTGTGATAGGAGTTAGTGGCCAATCACTTCCTATTCATGCTGTTGCTACTTTATCTGGAACTTGGGCTGTTCCTGCTGGTAGCGTAAATACTATAGTCACATCTGTTCCTCCAAATATTGGTTTATCGGTTATTAATCCTACTGATGGTATTCCTTCTATTGGAACAGAAGATGTAACTTCATTTAGAACAAGAACGTTGACAGCAGGTCTTGCTGCAACAACTGGAATGGATCGTTACTTAAAGACGTTGCTTTGGAATATTCCCGGAGTGGTGCAGCGCCTCGTATCAGTTCGACAAAATCTTGATACAGGACGTTGGATAGTTCTTTGTGGTGGCGGAGATCCTTATCAAGTAGCTTGGGCTATTTATTATGCTTTATTTGATATTCAAACATTAGAACGTACACCTATCCAAATTTTTAATATGACAAATACTAATCCTATTTTGATAAGTACAGTAGCAAATCATAATTTGGTTGCTGGTATGCAGGAAACAATTTCTGGTATTACAGGCGGTATGTCAATATTAAATGAACAAAAATATTATGTTGACGTTCTTGATCCAAGAACTCTTGCTATATATAATAATTGTGTTATCAGTGAACCTATTCCTGGGGTTCCTACCCCTCCTCCAGTTTTCTCTAATCCAGTAAACGGAATACCTATGCCGCTATATGGCGGTAATGGCATAATTACTCCAAATCCTATTCTTCAAGAGATTTATTTGAATAGCTTTCCAGACAGCTATCTTATTCCATTTCTATTACCGGCTCAACAATTGGTTACTATAGTTCTAGTTTGGGATACTGATTCTCCAAATTATGTATCTTCTTCTGCTATTTCACAAGCTGCTGTTCCTGCGCTAATTAATTATGTGAATAGTCTTTATGTTGGAATAACACCAATTAATATATATGATATGCAAGCCATATTCGTAGATGCTATAGCTGATATTCTTCCATCCGAAAATTTAACCGTGATTAATTTTACTGTATCTTGGAATAATGCTACTCAAGAGCCAGTGCCAGGTACTGGTGTTATTTATGGAGATCCGAATAGCTATTTCTATACCACTGCTAGTAATGTATTTGTGAATCAATTAACACCATGAAGCAATGGCAACCAATATTAGGGCCAATAGCGCCCGTTATACCGATACGTGGTCTCAACACGATAGTTGCAGTTGCTGGGCAAAGTATTACAGTTGCTGGCGCTGATGCTATTGGTGGTTATATTATTAATCCATACAGTGTTCAAGATCAGGGTTTAACGAAACTTCATACTCTTTATGTTGATCCAACAGGTCCAGCAAAGACTTTTGAAACTGCAACAACTGTAGCAATTCCACCTGGAGGTTTTTATTCTTTACCACCGAATGTACCTACTGGTATTTGGGTAAATTCTAAAGCATCTGGACATAAATTTACAGCAGTTCAACTTTATCAAGAAGGGCTTGCTCCACCTTCTCAAGAAAGATTGGATGCAGCTTATAAACTTGGTACATTTCCACCTGTTGGTCCTACTGGCGTATTAGTTTCTATTCAATCTTATTTATATCAAGAATACTCGGATGATGATGATCTACAAGCGTTTGTTGCTGCATATAATTCAATGCAGCAGGATATAACTGACACATTTAATGGTCTTAATTTACCGATTTATACCAAAGATCCTGTTTCTGGTGCGCTGCTAGATTGGGTAGCGCAAGGTCTTTATGGTATGTCGCGCCCCAGTCTTATATCTGGGGAGTACAAAACATTAGGTCCATATAATACTGGGATGTATAATACTCAAGAATATGAATATTGGGATTTATTATTTCCGGATCAAATTGCAAAGACTAATGATGATATCTTTAGACGTATATTGACATGGCATATTTCTAAACGGGAAGGAAAATATTTCACTATTCCGTGGCTTAAAAAGAGAGTAGCTAAATTTTTATATGGTGAAAATGGTACTCAGCCTAACATAGACCAAACATATCAAATAAGTGTTACATTTGGTCCTAATTATGAAGTTACAATTAGATTTGTTTTGGGTATTAGAACTGTAACAGGTGGTACTTTATATAACGCTAATAACTTCAAATATAATACTATGCGATATAATGAGTTAGATTCAACATATCAGTCTTTGCCTAGATTACCAAATATGTTAGAATTTTCTCAATGTGTTGCTTCTGGCGTGCTCGAACTACCCTTCCAATTTACTTGGAAAGTGGTAATAGGATAAAAATATGACAACCTTAATCTTTGGAAATAATGTAAGTTCAACTCTGGCTGGGGCTATTACTCCAACTAGCAATACAGTCAACCTAGCGCAAGGATCAGGTGTACTATTTCCTCAACCTGCTAATAATCAACAATTTATTGCAACTATGATAGATCAACTAACTGGAACAGTAAGAGAGATTGTTCATGTTACAAACATTACAAATGATACAGCAACTATAGTTCGTGCTCAAGAAGGAACACAGCCATTAAGTTGGAATACAGGAGATATATTTGCTCATTTGCATACTGCTGGTGCAATGTCAGCAATGATGCAATCATCAGAATTGAATGATGCTAGTTTAATTCATAACGGAAATGATACTGGAACTGTTAATTCTATTGTTGCTAGTACATTTCCACAACCATTATCTTATGTTCAAGGTGCGCAATATGATATTATGATTGCTAACACAAATAATGGTACTTGTGTTGCTAATTTTGATGGTTATGGACAACATCCAGTTTATAATCTTGATGGATCAGCACTTGCACCAGGGACCTTAATTGAAGGTCTGGTGATGCAGTTTATATATTCAAATAACTCTTTCTTGATTCCTATTCATCCTACGGCAGGTGGTGGTCCAGCCGGTCCTTCTGGCCCGTCTGGACCAGAAGGTTTAACAGGTCCGGTTGGTCCTATGGGTCCGGGTGGTCCTCAAGGACCGCAAGGAACTCAAGGTATAGCAGGTCCAGTAGGTGGTGGAGGCCCTCCTGGGCCTGCCGGTCCACAAGGCTCTCCTGGTCCACAAGGCCCGGGTGGCCCTCCAGGCCCTCCTGGCCCACAGGGACCGGCTGGTATATTTAGTGCCTATGGACAACCAGGATCTTGGTATCTTGTAATTCCTGGTGGTCAAGCAGGCCAAGGTACAGCCTCCTTTACTGGTAGACAAATGGCAGATTATGGCGGTTCTTGGTTGATGGTAGGTCAAACTGTTTCATTTGATCCTGTACCAGGTAGTAATACTCTACTCCAATATTATCAAAGAGTAGCATAATGCTAGTTGAATCTCAAATAAAAGAAATGATAGCAACTCTTCATAATCCTCGTTATTGCAATCCAGAACATACTGGAGCTATTAAATTAACAGGGATAATTGAAAATGAATTTATACCATTTTTTGCTAGTCCATATGATAAGAAACTATATGGCAGAATAGCCTATGCCAAAGCCATTTCTGGAGCTTATGGCAAGATACGAGAATACGATCCATTAGACATGTATTAGGATAGAAAATGGCAACTCCTACAGCTGGTTTAGCTAAACAAACTCCGGCTACTCCTGGTAATCCTGTCAATGCACTTGCTGCAAATTTGTCAGGTGGTTATATATTAAATCCAGCTAGTGCTCCTGGAAATTTATTTGTTGATCCGACAGGTCCAGCTTCGATAAGTGCTAATGGTACAACATTAGCACTTGCTCCTGGTCAACCTTTTTATGCTATACCTGGATCTACTTTGCCAGTATCAGTAGCAAGTACATTTCCTAGTCATCAATTTGTTTCTGTACAATGGGTATAGGGGTTAATTGATGGACATTACTTCTGAATTTGCTGGCGGTCCTGGCGGTCCACAAACGCCTTGGGTCTCTATTGGTGGAACCATTTCTTATAGTGGCTGTGTTCTAGTTCCAGCAAATGTACCAGGAGGCGATACTGGTCCTGGAACTATTAATACAAGTGGTTTTTATATTAATGGTGTAGCATTTTCTCCTTATCAGCTACCAGTTGCATCAACAACTATACTTGGTGGCGTTAAAGTTGATGGAGTAAGTATCACTATAACTAATGGTGTAATTTCTTCATCATCCGCAGGAAGTGTAGGAATTTCCGTTGGCACTACTCCACCTCCTAGTCCAGTGCAAGGAGCACTATGGTGGGATGATGTAGGAGGTCAACTTTATGTTTGGTATAATGATGGTAATTCAGCACAATGGGTTACAGTTGTTAATCAAGGTTTTGGAGGAACTTATTTATCATTAACAGGCGGTACATTAACTGGTGCATTAGCAATCAGTGGCGCAGCAGGTACAGTACGTGGTTATTTTGGAAATACACTTGCGGCGCCACGTTGGCAATTGCAACTTGGCGATGGAACTGCCGAAAGTGGTTCTGATGCAGGATCTAATTTCAATATAATTGCATATGGTGATACAGGTGTAGCAAAGCAAATATTGAATATTAATCGTGCAACTGGTGCTATAACACTTAGCACACCACTTGCGCTTGCTGCTGATCCGACTACACCATTTCAAGCTGCAACAAAGGAGTATGTTGATAATAAATCTGTAGTTGCTGCAAATCGCATTATTAATGGTGATATGACTATTGATCAACGTCATAACGGTTCTAGTGGTACTGCTTCAGGTTATACTGTTGATAGATGGGCTTATAGTGGTACACAATTGACTAAAGGTACATGGGGACAAACTGCTAGTGGAACTGCGTTAACTCAATTTTATTATTCTCTTGCTTTTACTTCATCATCTGCATACGCATTATTAGCTACTGATTGGTTTGGTTTTTATCAATCTATTGAAGGATATATGGTTAATGATTTTGCTTGGGGTACAGCTCAAGCTCAACCTGCAACATTATCTTTTTGGGCTTTTGGAAGTATATCTGGAACTTATGGTGGAACCATTCGTAACTATGCTGGTACAAGATCATATCCATTTTCTTATGCGTTAGTTGCAAATATTTGGACTAAAATTACTATTGTAATTCCAGGCGACACAGCTGGTACTTGGGTAATGACAGGTGTTGCTGGTTCATTAGTAGTAACTTTTGATCTAGGTTCCGGTGCAAATTATCGTGGTCCTCCTAATAATTGGGCATCAGCCAATTATACTGGTGCTACAGGAACAGTTAGTATTGTTTCAGTTAATGCAGCCAATTTCTATGTTACTGGTGTTAAGCTAGAAATTGGCAATACTGCTACACAATTTCAAAGACAATCTATACAAAAGAATATAGCCGATTGTCAAAGATATTACAGTACACTTCAAGGAGTAGTTGTAGCAGGATATAATACTGCTGGCCAAAATGTTTGGGCTTGGTCACCATTTTTAGTACCCATGCGAGCCGTTCCAACAGCAACTCCTTCTGGTATAAGTTATAATAATGCGAGTGGATTTTCCATTACTCCTCAATCAGTTAATGGATTACAAATGGGATCCGTCATAACTGCGGCAGGTTATGGTTTTGGACAAGGCAGTATTCTTTTGAATGCGGAGTTATAATCTTGGCCGCTATTGATTTTCCTTCAAATCCGGTCGTAGGTTCGTCCTTCACAGCCGCTGGCGTGACTTGGGTTTGGGACGGTGTTAAATGGTATATGTCTGCTCTTACTGGTGGAGGTGGAGGCACTCCTGGTGGAGGTGGTGCCTCAATCACAGTTAGTGATAATCCTCCCATTAATCCAGTAGCCGGAGCATTATGGTTTAATAGTGCTGTTGGACAACTTTATGTTTATTATAATGATGGTAATTCATCTCAATGGGTTGTTGTAGTTAATGCTGGTGCAGGAATTGGTGATGCGCCACAAGATAGTTCCACTTATGGCCGCAATACTGGAGGTTGGGTACATCTTACTCATACAGATATTACGGATTGGACAACTTCACTTGCGCCTTATGCGTTAACTACCAGCGTTCCTGTTGCATCATCTACAACGCCGCTAATGGATGGAACAGCGGCTATTGGTACAGGAACAACTTGGGCACGAGCAGATCATAGACATCCAACAGACACATCACGAGCGGCACAAACATCACTTGCTAGTTATTTGCCATTAGCAGGTGGCACAGTAACCGGAGCACTTTCTCTAAATGGTGCTGTAAGTATTCCTGGTGGACAAATTGTTATTTCTCCTGGCGCGGCAGGTGGACCTAATCCAGTTATTTGGCTTACAGATGGTTCTACCAATCGTACAGCATTTTATTTTAATGTTTCTACTGGTGCTACAACTTTATCTGATCAATATAGTGGTTCTAATATTGGATTATTAGTTGGTGGTGGAATTAATCTTAATCCTACGAGTAGTCAACCAGTTACTGTTAGTGGAAGTCTTAGTGTCACTAGCAATGCAACTATATCTGGTACTGCAACTATTAGCTATGCAACTATTAATGGCACACTTGGTGTTGGCCAAAGTGCTAGTGTTACTGGTGCTTTTACTTGGGGTGGTGTTGGATCATTTGGAAATGGTGGTGGTCAAGTTTATTGGGATGGTGGATCATACTCTTACCTCACTTGTCCACCTTACAGTTCCAACATAGGCGTTGGTGCCAATATTAGCCTCAGCCCTCAAAGCGGGGCTAATATGCTTCTTCAAGTTGGACATGGCTATCAAGCCGGTTTAACTACTTGGACTATATTATCCGATGATCGCATTAAAACAATTGAAAGTGATTACACAATTGGACTTGAGGAAATTATTCAACTTAGACCTGTGAACTATATCTATAAAGGTAATGATACGCCAACCGCGAATAAGAGTGCACTTCGCGTTGAAGATATTGATCCAGAAAATCCGGATGCGCCTATTCCTGCTGAAAAATTAGTGACAGAAGCACCTTATCCAACCTCAATGCATTATCATTTTGCTAAGGAAAGACGATCCTTTGTTGGATTAGTCGCTCAAGAAGCAGAAATATCTTTTCCTGGTATAATAAGTAAAAAATCTGGTTTTATCGATGGTGTAGAAGTGAATGATTTTCGCCATTTAAATGCGTCAGATTTAACTTTTGCTCTCATTAATGCTGTTAAGGAATTAGCAGCGCGCGTTTCTGAACTCGAAGCAAGATAAAGGAGAACAAAAATGCCAGGTACAATTAAAACTGTAGCATGGATCAGGTTACCCAATGATCTATTCGCTCCTAATAATGTGGATACAGAACTTTTTAAATTTCCAGCCAGTTTAGATCCAGGACCTCGTCTGGTTAGACTTAGTGTAACTGGTAGTATTATACAGGATACTACCAACACTGGTATTAGCATTAATGCCTCAATTAAGGCACTTGGTCTTATTGTTCCTGTGCCTAATTTTGGCAAGGTACAAGGATTAAATTCTATATTTTCACCTAGCGGTTCAATTGAAATCGTTGCCAGTATCCTTGGTGGACATCAAGAATTGGTAGTTCTATTTACTCCATATCCTAGTCCACCTCCAGGTGCTTCTCCAGATTATACGTTGTGCGGAGTAAATGGTACAGAATCAAAGTATGCTTGGCAAGCAGTTCTTGAGGATCTTGGTTCATCAACATAATGTATAGATTTTTAAAGGCAGCGCGATAATGGCAATGCTTGATTTTCCTGCATCACCTACTGTTGGTCAAACCTATACCGTTGGTAATTTAACCTGGGTATGGGACGGTGCCAAATGGCAAATGAGCGCAACTCTCAGCGGCCCATTTTTGCCAATATCTGGTGGCACATTAACAGGTCCATTAATTCTTGCTGCCGACCCAGCAGTTCTTATGGGCGCAGCAACCAAAAATTACGTTGATACACAAAATGTACTTCAAAACAATGCTGTAGCTGCTTTGCCAGTAGCGATGAATGATAATAGAATTATTAATGGAGCTATGAGTGTTGACCAAAGAAATAATGGTGGAAGTGTTGCTGTAGTTGGTGGGTATATTATTGATAGATGGAATACTTGGGCATCTACAACTGGCAAAGCTACAGCTGGACGTGCGCTTAGTGCTGCATCTGATTTGGCAGCAACTGGTTTTGGATATTGTTTTAGATATACTTCCCTAGCAGCTTATACAATTCCAGCTACAGAAACATATGGTTTTGGACAACCTATCGAAGCTGATTTAATTTCTGATTTTGCTTTTGGTACACCTGGTGCAAAGCCAGTCACGTTATCTTTTTGGGTTTATTCAAATCCTGTAATAGGGACATTTGGAGGTTGCTTACAAAGCTATGCTACTCCTTATCGTTCTTATCCATTCACTTTCTCTATTCCAACAGCGCAAACATGGACAAAAATTAGTATCACTATACCTGGCGATACCGGTGGTTCAGCAGTATGGCCAATAAATGGTACAGTTGGCGCTATGTATGTTATTTTTGATATGGGTTCTGGATCAGGTCAACGAGGTCCAGCAAATGCTTGGGCAAGTGCAACTTATAATGGTGCAAATGGTACAGTTAATGTATTTTCAGCTCCAAATAACTTTTTTATTACTGGTGTCAAATTGGAAATTGGTTCTGTAGCAACTCCATTTAATCAACAAACTTTATCCAAAATTATGTTAGATTGTCAACGATATTTTTCTAATAGTACGATACTATGGTTTGGTGCTTATTCCAATGCAAGCCAGAGTTTTGGTCAATCTATAATATTTCCAGCACGAATGCGAGCACCACCTACTATTACATTTGCTGGACTAACCTATGTTAATGCAAGTGGTATAGCCATTGCTAGTGGTCCATCTCAGGGATCAGTTGGTATTTATGCAAATGCAACAGCAGCAGGGCAAGCAGTTTTTTCAGCTAATAGTGCAATTCTGACAGCGGAGCTATAAACATGTCATATACACAAGTTTGGGACCATATGAAAAATCAACCACACGACAGTATTATCCAACGCGACGAGGATGGCGCATTTATCCCGTTTGATGATGCTAATATGGACTATGTAGAATACAAGAAATGGATAGGCAAAGGTAATCAGCCTAAAGGCTGTGAGGCGCCACCTGTGCAGCAAGAAGAACCAGTACAAACGCAAAAAACTGCTCCAAAATTTTGAGATTAACAAATGATTGATTTTCCTGCAAACCCAACTACAGGTCAGTCGTTTACGGCTGCTGGTGTAACTTGGGTTTGGGATGGACAGAAATGGAATGTAAATTCTGTTGCTGCTGGCCAATATATTATTATCAGTGCTACACCGCCAACTAATCCAATTATAGGATCGCTCTGGTGGGATAGCACTGGCGGTCAATTATACATCTATTATAATGATGGCAATTCAGCCCAATGGGTAACAGCAATAAACCAAGGCTTCGGTGGTTTGTATCTACCTCTTTCTGGAGGTACTCTAACAGGTCCACTTATTCTTGCAGCTGATCCAACAGTTGCTCTGGGCGCTGCAACCAAAGAATATGTTGATATAGCACCAAACATAATTCCTAAGAATTATCCATTAAATAGCAATCGTATTATTAATGGAGATATGCGGATCGACCAGCGCAACAATGGTGCGAATGTCGCTGGGGCAGCGTCGCTTTTATACATCGTGGATCGATGGGCTTATAATTCAAGTTTAGCTGGTCATTTTACTTTGGGTCGAAACGGCGGCGGAAGTGGGCAACCTGGACCTCTTGGGTTTCCCTACTGTTTAGGGGCTGCATCAACGTCAGCCTATGTTTCGGCTGCTAGTGACATTTTTCAACTTTTCCAACCGATCGAAGCTGACATGGTTAGCGACTTCGCTTGGGGAACACCAAACGCGCAGCCAGTAACGCTGTCGTTTTGGGTTTATTCGAGTTTGACCGGAACGTTTAGCGGCTCTGTCGCCAATTACGCTGGCACTCGTTGCTACCCGTTCACCTTCTCGATCCCAACTGCGAGCACATGGACGAAGATCGTCATTACCGTCCCTGGTGACATCGCCGGAACATGGGTGATGAGCGGCAACGGCGGTTCGATCTATCTCCGTTTTGACCTTGGTTCTGGATCAACCTATCGCGCTGCTGCCGGAGCGTGGCTAAATGGTATTTTCGTCGGCGCTACTGGCGCAGTGAGTGTCGTCGCGACCAACGGCGCGACCTTCTATGTGACCGGCGTTAAGCTAGAAATCGGCTCTGTAGCAACACCATTTAATTATGATTCATTAACAAAGAGATTAGCAGATTGCCAAAGATATTATCAACAGCCAATAAATATAATGGCAGTTGGTTATGGTGCAGCTGGAGGCCCAGCCATTAGTCAATATTTATTACCTGTTATGATGAGAGCAACTCCAACCGTTACTTTTGGTACTGTAACTTATTCTAATTCAACAGCATTGGTAACTAATGTAATAACATCAGATGGATTAAGATTACAAGTTACAGTTACAGCAGCAGGTCTTGGATGGGGTGCATCGGTTCCTCTTATGTTGGCAGCGGAGTTATAATATGAGCCCTCTAGGAATCATCCTTATCGTTATTCTTGTTATCGTTCTTCTTGGAGGTATTGCTGGTCCAAATATTAATCCAGGAATTCGCTATGGCTACGGCTTTGGCAACGGAGGCATAGGCATAATTGGCATTCTTTTGATTGTTCTTATTATCATGCTCTTATCAGGATATCACCCATTCTAGGAGATAGCAATGCCGTATGATCGTAAGTTCTATTTTGATACTGTCAGAAGAGACCTCTTCCGCGGTACTTTGACACAAAAACAAGTTGATGGTCAAGAGTATTTATTGGGTATCTGGGAGCGCCACTTCGAAGAGCCAAATCCTCGTGATGGAACAAAATGGTTAGCATATGCTCTAGCCACGTTCTTTCACGAGACTGCTGAAACTATGATTCCCATCGAAGAATATGGGAAAGGTTATGGCAAATCCTATGGTCAATCAACCGGTCCACATAATCAAAAATATTATGGGCGCGGCCATGTACAGTTGACTTGGGAAACGAACTATAAGAATGGAGAGAAATTTCTTAAGGACAGATATGGTGTCCATACAACTATCTATTCTGAAGCGCACAAGATGTTGCATGATGAAACATCTGCGCTTATCTCTTATGACGGTATGATCTATGGCTGGTTTACTGGCGTAGGTCTACCCAAATATTTTAATGCGACTGTTGAAGATCCACGAAACGCGCGCCGCATCGTCAATGGCACAGATAAGATGGATCTTATTGCAGGATACTATTGGAAATTTAAAGCTGCTTTGAAACAAATTCCTAAAGCCCAAACTCCAGTAGAAGTTGAGGCAGAATTGCCTGGCCTTCCTGAAGCGCCAGCTATGCCTGATCCTGCAACAGTTAAAGAAGGGTGAACCAAACTCTCATTAGTGTTATCGCTCTTTGTGGCGCAATCTTTATTCTCACTATCTTTGCCCTAATGGATTTCTATGCCGTATCACAATGTTTTTCTCTAGCCCATAGTGGCCTCGCTACAACTGATCTTTGTGCACCAGAACATATCTTCAGAACTGCACTTGAAATAGGCGGTATGGCAATCGGGTTATACGGCGTGTATGGTGTAGCAAAGGTGCTGGGGAAGTGAGTAATGAGGATAAAAAGACATTCACTATAGTTACCATTATAGCGGTAATTGCTGTATTTGGTTTATTATATGGTATATTAGGAATGGGTTTTTACACAGAATATGAATGTGTTCAATTTTTCATTTTAAAAGTAGAAAAAATACCACCAGTTTGTAGTAATACAGATTTAGCTAGAACATTATTGGAATTTGCAGGTCTTATAGTTGGTGTATTAGCAGCAATAAAAGTATTTATGGCAAGTATGTAAGATGGGGGCTTTCGCCCCCACCTCTTTGTGGCGCCTCAGATCGCTACGCTGAGCCGATCCTTGCGCTGCCGACGCACGCCCAGAAACGCGAGAAGGCCAAAGCCGGCGACAAGCATAGCCCAAGTCGAAGGCTCAGGAACATTGGTCGTCAACTGGACTGACCCGCCGAACGATTGGCGCGGTGCAGTGAAGTCCACAGCGAATTGAACTTCATCCGAGGTGAACGGACCTGTTGCCGATGAGACAGGTCCAAAAGACCCGTCGAGTAGCGCCACTGGAAACGTGTGCGTGGCGAGCAGCGCACCATCTGCGAACGTGCTCTCAGTCGTCGGGCCAGGATCGTTGGTAAGGCCGTTGACCGTGAAGGTTGAGAGCGTGTTGCCGAGTCCGCTGATGGCACTTTGTAGAACATCGAACGTCAACGTGTGCGAGCCAGTAAAGCCTAACGCTGCTGTGGCGTCTAGAGTGACGCTTGACAGATCGGCGTTCGGCAGGATTGGAGCGCCCTGGGCGTTGATCGTGATATTGGCGAAGTTCGCATCATTGGTAGTGAGCGACGCGGCGCCAGTTGTAATGCCTGTGATGTTGTCGATCAACGTCCCATTGTCGAACACTTCGATTTGCAGCGTGGCATAAGCCGGAGCGATAAGCCCAAGAATGGCTGCTCCAGCAAGTAGCATAGCTTTCATTTGTTGCTCTCCAGATCTGGGTGGACGCACTGTACGCCGCATAACTGAGAGCTGTACACGCACTCCCAATTATTCATGAAACATTACGGAAAGTTAATCTTAGCACCGCAATGCAACAAAAGCAAGACGGTTTAGGTACAAATATTTTATGTGAAAATCACTCGCCTTTAATGAAAATTAAATAAAGTCCATTAAGCATAATCACAGATCCTGGTATAAACAGAACTTCCCAACCTAAAGCATTACCTGTCAAATTATACAGAATGAGCGATAGAATTAAAATGAACATTCCTAGAAACAATCTGCTGGGACCTTTTGTCATGGAAACTGCCAATGTTCGAGCGTATGATAGAAATCAACTCTCGGCACGAACCATCACATAGCGATCAATTAATTCATCAATTAAGAGCGGCGCGTATTCGTAAAGGTTGGACTCAACAAACATTGGCAATATTAATTGGTGTACATACAAACGAAATACATCGTTGGGAGAATAAACATCATCTTCCAAACTCCGATACATTTATGGCTTGGCTACAGATTTTAGATTTTAAGATTGTTGGACCTGATAGTTTTGATGAACCTGATTATCAGATTTAGCTACCAAGTCATTGTTGCTTTATAATATTCCATTTTGCAGTTACGGCTACATAGATTGGTAGTAAGATTTGATTCAAAAAATTCTTCTCTGCAATTCAAACATACTTTTCTATTTGCTAATGGCTGTTTATCCTCCCATTTAATTTTACACATTGTTCCACAAAATTGATAGTTCGAGTCTATTGCAATTGGCTTAGAACAATTCCAACAAACACGAGTTTGTGGCATTGCTTCAGTTCTTATCTTTGGTTGTTTCATTTGCTACCTCCTGTTTAAACAAGTCCAATTGATCTGTATCATTTAGCTTTTTATGTTGCCAATTTTTAACACGACAGTTAGTTGAACAAAACTTATGATCTTTACGCCAAGTTTTTAATGGCTTGTCGCATTCAAGACACTTTATCGTCCTTTGCATGGTTTTGATTGTACTCCATCTTTACGGCTTTTTTACGACAAAATGTATAACATGCGTAAAGAAAAAACGGAGGCTAGACGCATAGCTAACAGCCCCTTGAAGCGTAAAGAGGGCGTAAATAAAGCGTAAAATAGGCGTAAAGAATAGGCCACTTCGGCTCCGGCGACCGCGGATTTCCACAGAGCTTCTCAGGTAATTGTTATTCCGACCCTCGTGGTTTTCGCCAGAAGTAAACTGGGCTACTATTTGACTTAAAGATTTCCCATTCTTCTTCATTCTCATCGCTCTTGGCGATAAGAGAGTTGGCAGCATGAAGAACTGATTGACGCGCGTTTCGTGGCGCCTCACCAGCAGGGTAAGCTCTATTCGCCAGTTCTAGGGTATTGATATATCTTCCGTCTATTGGAATGTTATCCAAAATTCTCTGTTCTAGCGGAGAATACCCAATCTTTACTTTTTTCTTTGGCACTGAAACTTGATCTATCATTTCAATGATTCGATCCGAATGTTTCATCATATCGCGATACCCACAAAGAGAAAGGGCGCTCCTGAGAGCGCCCTATTTATTTACTCAGCAGCTTGCTGCTCTTCAGGTTCGCCCTGGTATTCGATCTTGACCGGAACGAAGTTGAAGATCGTATCCTCGCCCTTGGCCTTGATCGTAAACCTCCAAGGCTGCTCGTGCTTGGAGAAGAGATAGTTATCGAAATTGGCAGCAGACACGACCTTCTTGATCGTGATGTCTTCCTCGTCAGGATCTGCGTTGAGCTTCTCGACGATAGCTGATGCAGCTACAGGTCCATTGCCGTCGATAATGAACGCTGCAACCTTGGCGCGACGGGAAACCGCCGTCGTTCCAATTTCGTTGAGAATTTCGGCCGCGTGTTCCGAGCAACCCAAAGTCTCCACGATCTTATCGACCTTATTGACTTCTGCCTTCTTCTTCTTGGGTTCGCCCGTTTCGTCGGTGGCTGCCTTGCGACCGCGAGTGGGAAGAACGTAGGTTCCAGCAGCGATTGCATCAAGCCGAGATTGCGCCTCAGCAGCGATTTTGGCGATCTTCTCCTCGTCAGTCATCTTCGGAGCCTTGGGCTTCTTCTCCTTCACGGTTTCCTGAAGCCTCGTCTCATCTGCCGTCTTGAGGATCTCAACAGCAGACGGTGGCGCCCCATCCTTCTTGATGGGTTTGCCGCTTTCTCCGCCAGAAAACTCCCAAACTCGCACGAGCGCCTGCGATTGATCTTCGTCGTTGGTTTCGATCTCGCCAATAACGGCGTTGCCGACAGCTTTGGAAAGTGCCTTGGCATCAATCTTGGCGCCTTTCTCGGTATAATGCTCATGCGCTACAGTCTTATCCCCAACCGTATAACGCACCTGGTAATGTTTTGACATACGTGCTCTCCTTGCTGGCGCTGGATTTAGCGCCTGGTACAGAGTAGCACATTTCCGCTCGCATTGCAAGCGAAAAAAGAAATAAACTTGCTTTTTATTTAGCTGATCAAGCATGTAATTATCAATCTTCAATTAACTGCCTTATGTCATCTAATGCGAATTGTGCTAAATCTTTCTTGGCTTTTAAGTTCTCAGCAATGCCTTTGTCAACTGTCTTATCAGCAACTATGTCCCAAATAGTTAGCGCACCACGCATACCCATTCTATGGACACGATCTTCTGATTGCAATCTATGGATTAGATTATATGAGTTGTTGTAATATATCATAGACGTACAACCTGACTCTTGCAGATTACCTCCAATTCCCTTAGCTTGATTTGATAATAATATCTTTTGTTTGCCATTCTTAAATTGTTCTACTCCGCTCATTAATGCAATGTCTTTACCAAAATCCTTTTTAAATGTATGTTGAATACATTTGATATCTGGGATGAAGCGCGCCCAGATTATGACCTGCCCCTCGATTTGCTTTACCATGTCTAAAGCAATTTGGGCACGTTCGTAAGAGAAGATTTCATAATCTCTCTTACTTGCAGTCTCATTCTCATCATCGTCAGGTAAGAATCCAGAGCAGATCTGCTGGAGGCGCACCAGAGCGGCCAAAGCATTCTTGGGCGCGACTATGTTACCTGATGTCAATTCTGTCATAAATGCATGTTTGATATTTTCATAATGCCAACGTGTCTCATTGCCTAGCATATAAGTTCGTTTGGCGTAAATCTTATCAGGAAGATCGAGACATTCCTTTTTGGTTTTTCTAAAGCAATGTGGCGCAATGATACTATAGAACTCTTCAACATTTTTGCTGCCAACAACCTCTTGTCCAGAATATCCTCCAAGCTCACAGAAATGTGCTTTAAATGGAGTCACATAGTTATATCCAATAATCTTAGGATCGAGAAACATAAATTGACACCAAATATTAAGTAGGCTAGTGGCAATAGGAGTTCCTGTTAATATTCTACGATACTCAACTAATTTGCCAAAATCTATAGTTTCTTGTGTTCTACCAGATGTATAATTTCCTATTTGATGAGACTCGTCAATAATCATCATTATCTTAGCTTTACGCCTTATATTTTCATATATTCTATTTCCTTTCTTGGTATATCGTACATCAAATTGTGCACCAAATAAACGGAAAAATTGAGTAATGGCAAAGTAGCCATCCTTAGTATTAACTGAGTCTATATTCAAAGAAAATATGTTGAGTAAACCTTGCTGTCTTAAATCAGTAGATTCATAAGCACCTTTCCCTTTACCATGACGATTCCATAGAGTCATATTTAAAGGAATAGATGGATCTATATGCTTTGGAATTTCTTCTGCTATCCATTGTTTATGCACGCCTTTTGGTGACAAAACAAGAACAGCATCAATTTTCTTTTCCATAAATAGAATACAGAAATTGGCAATAGCCAAGGCTGTCTTGCCTAGTCCCATCTCTAAGAACCAAGCAAACGCTTTGCGATATGTGCTGAGATTAAGTCCTTCTATTTGATGATCTTTAAGCTCGTACTTCGGATGATAATTGAATTTGATAGGTTTAATATCATCCATCATCTCTTTAATAGATTGAATTTCATCTATTTGTTTTAATTCTTCAGTAGAATCTTCCCATTCGATTTCAAATCCGCTCTCTTTGAGAACCTTAACATTCCAATTAGACATATCATATCTAATGGATTTAGATGAATAGCGTATTTTTGGTCCAGACAGACGTGAAAGTATTCTTAAGAACTCAAGCGGGAACGGCCCGTGAATCATCAAATAGTTTGCTTCTGTGATTACTCTTATCATGCGAAAAGATCTGGACCTTTCATCTTCGGCTGCATCTTAATTTCTAGATCAGACATCTTACCAAGATACCTAATATTTGAAATTAAGATCATTCTAAAGCCTCTTGGTATGCGTCCTCTAATGGCATACAAAGAATCACCTGCACCAGCTATTTCTTCAATTTTCTTACCTGAAGTAGAATAGTCATATCTATCAATCTTGCACAAAATCTCATCAGTATCGTCATGCACGAACAGATTAAGACTCCAAGATGGACCCTCAATTCTTCTGCCATCTCTCTTTGCTAATGAATGAAGATCATTTTCATCCCGAGGCTGTATCTTTTTGACAAGCCCAAGAATTGTGTATTGATCATTCAATCCTGCATAGAGATCACATATAGGCGTAGGCTCTGATATAATATTGATCTTACTTAAATCTGGATGTATTTTGTTGATTGCATCTCTAATAGGAGTGAGTGAGTCTATCTTTGTTGATGCAGTTTGCAGTTTTGCCATTATGGCAGGAGTTAATGGTGCGCCACCAGGTTTGCGTGACTCCAATATCTTACGCACCGTAACTGGACCGACACCCTTGATATTCGTAAGAGGACCAACGAGGATTTTCTTACCATCCTCTTCTTTGATATTCCATCGCTCTGTAGACTTCTCAATATCTAACGGTTTGTATTTGATACCTTCCATATCTAGCTCACGAAGCAATCTGAGTTGCTTCATAGGCTCGTACTCATTGTCTAATGTGGCTGCTGCAAATTCTACAGGATGATACGCTTTAAGCCAACAACACCAATACGTTATCAAAGAATACGAAAGTGCATGTGACAGATTAAACGACCAAGCACCCATTTGGATTAGTTCTGCCCAAATAGTGTCTATCGTCTTTTCATCTAATCCATTCTCAAACGCGCCTTTCTTAAATGGCTCACCTAACGTCTTCATTTCTTCTACGCCCAAAGATTTGGACATAGCCTTTCTGATCTTAGTAACGCCGCGAAAGTCCATTTTGCCAACATCGCGACAGATAGACATCACCTGCTCTTGATAAACTACCTCTCCATATGTAACTTCCAAATATGGAATTAGCATAGGATGATGATATGTAGCAGGTTCTGTCCCCATTCTTTTACGTGTCCAACGGACTGCTCCACCAGCAGCAACTGGCCCTGGGCGCGACAAAGAAGTGATAGCTACCAAATCTCCTAATCTATCCGTATGAATAGATTGAAACAAAATTTGCAAACTCTTTCCATTTGCTTGAAATATACCTGAGAACTGTTTCTTATTCAATACGTCGAACGCTTTTTGATCATCTAACGGGAGCGCCTCAAGGAAACCGTTCTTTGGCTGTTCACCTATTAGTTCTAAAGCTCGTTCAAAAACGGATAATTGAGATAGACCCAAAATATCAATTTTAAGAATGTTGAGAACTTCTGCATCATATTTATCTGCCATGATTCCGCCAGTCCGACCATCAATAGCAACATAGTCCAATACTTCACCACTAGTAATGGCGATACCGGCTGCGTGCTGGCCAGCATTAGTTGCATGATCTTCAGCTTCAAATACTGCTGAAATTTCTGGATATTCCGTGAGTAGTTTCCTTCCGATTTCTGTGTCAGAGAAAGTCTCCTCAAATGATTGGAGCGCACGGGAATCTTTTGATGATCGCTCGATAAGTGTGTCAGCTACCTTGTCGCACAGCCACTTTGGTATACCCAAAGATTGTCCTGCTGTATTGAGAATTGATCTTGGCTTATAGCTCATAACTGAGCCTAGCCGCGCCACATGTTCAACTCCATACTTGTCTTTAATATAGTCAAAAACCAAATGCCGTTTAGCGTCGCTAAAATCAAGATCAATGTCAGGAAGATCTGCCCTCGTGACGTCGATAAATCTCTCGAAGAGAAGGCCAAATTTAATAGGATTGACGTTTGTAATACCACAAAGATAACAGAGCAGACTACCAGAAGATGAGCCACGGCCCGGTCCTACGATCATGTGTTCTTTGGCATAAGCAACCAAATCTGCTACGATATAGAAATAGTCTTGGAAGTTCTTTTCCTCAATTAATTGTATTTCTCGATCCAATCGTTCTGCATAAATTGGATCATTTAAATCTATTCCCAACTTTGATGCGCCATCTTCGCACATCTGTCTTAATGAATAATTATGAGAAGGTCGGAAAATGTCAGCCTTAAGCAATTTGGCATTACAAATATCCAATGCAAAGTCTCTATTGATTATCGCACATTGTGCGTCAATATCTGTTACACAATATGGGAGCGCCGCTCGCCATTCTTCATCTGTCATAATGTACTGTGGAAATAGAGATGTTTCTGAGTTCTTACCTATTAAGGTATGATATGGCAATTTATCTTCTGGATATGTAAAAACATTATCACTACTAGCTATAAATTGAAATCCTTTAGCCTTTGCTTCTCTGAATAAGCCAATAGGAGTGGATGGAGACAAGGCAATAAAAAAATACTCATGAGGATAGATTTCAGACAGCAACAATTTATTATCAGCAATCTTGATTACTTCTTCTGTAAGAATAGCTTCTTCATAAGATAAGACTGGATAATATCCTGTTTTGGATGTTGCCTTTAGAACTAATTCATTAATGGTGCGGAGCTTGCTTGTGGCGAAAAAGGTCCAGTAAGATACTGGCGGTTTCTTCTGGCCTAGAAGTGGAGTCACTCCAAGCTCTACACCAAACACGGGTTTTACTTTAACTTCATCACATAGTTTATCCCAATCTGTAAATCCGAATGTAGACAAACGATCTGAAATGGGCGCTGCTAACCAGTCACACTGTAGCACTCTATTATGAACATCTTCAATTTTTCCGTATGCGTGACGAAAACTATATTCTGACTTGATTCTCATTTGTCAAGCCCTGCTCCTTTGCGCTCACAAATTTTCATCATTAAAAACATCAAGGCATGTGTTGGATCAGGTATCAAATTATCTTTATTGAACATACCAAAAGCAACGCGACATGCAACTGAGAGACGCTCATTATTGCCGCCACGATGGCTATTATAATTCTTCATAACATGTTCTAACATATTTCGTGCCTCTTCCCACGTTTCTGGGATTTCTGCCTCATGTCTGTTGTATCTGGACACGTAATACTTTACCTTCTTCATAACAAGCCGCGCTTATATAATTCAACAGTGCATCTCACGGTTGCTGCAACGTCTGCATCTGCGGTATGTGAATCTTCAAATGCAACTCCAAACAATTCTGTATGAAGGTTTTTAAGACTCAAACGATAGCCTTTAAGGTGTATTGTGCTGGCAACAAGATCAAGTTTCTTTGGCCATTTAATTCGTCTATTGTCTCTTTGGCATTCTAACTCTATCATACTCATATCGAAACCTAGATTTTGACCTATGATTAATTCTGATGTTTCTAAGAAAACAATTATATCTTCCAAATGATCTTTAATTGGTGGCGCACCAGAGACAGAGTCATTAGTAAATCCAGTTATCTTTGTGATCTCTTCTGGGATAGGTTTCTTTGGTTTAAATACTTTATAATATGATACTTGTAATTCACCACTAGGCACAATTAATGATTGCATTGCCAGAGATATGATCTCAGGCTGTGTATCCAATTTACGAGCTGGGTTAATGATTAACCCAGTTGTTTCTGTGTCAAATACTGTAGCGATCATTTAAAACCTATTGATCTTAGATAGATTATGAATGCGTTGATAGTTCCTCTAACAAGCCAAAGTTGGTTATCAGATAATTCTGTCCATTCATACTCGCGTAACAGTTTTTGATTATCAATATCCCTCCCAGAATCTCTGTCTTTTGCAGTTACCCATTCACGGCTCTTTTCTGGATATTTACAGCCTGAATATTTCCATTCATCTTGATGCCAATATATCCATCTAGCCCAATTCAATATACTCAATTCCTTTATGTCTTTTGGAATTGTTGTTGGTTGAGTAAATATTGGTTTAGAATTAGTTTGATTAGTTACTCCATTTAACCCATTGGCAATGTATTGAGTAAATCCAACATTAGGGTTTGCTATTTTTGATTGATTAATTAATTCATCTTTAATTACTGCTGGCCATCTGCTCTTAGGCCATTCTTCTATTAGATCACGAACTGACCTGTTATTTCCTTTCCATGCCCTTTTGTATTCTTGTTCAGTATATGGCTCATTACCCATTGCTACCTACTCCTTTGGATCGAATACTGCCAAACGCAACGCATATCCTGCCAAATCTATCAAACTATCTTTATTCCCTTTTTTTGAATATCTACTGAGTTTATCTATTATATAGATCAAGAATTTAATTCTGACTGCTGCTTCAAAAGAGTTGACATGTATTCCTTCTGGAAATAATATCATCAATATCTGGGCAGTTTTGTGTTCATTACTACCATACTCTGCTTCACGCTCCTTCATAGTCTTTATTAATTCATTCATAAGTCCTATGGCTTGTTCTGTTTCTGATAGTTCTGTCACGCGAAGAGATCCTTTGGTCTTACGTTTCTTATTTGAAGTGTAGGTATCCCCAATTTGTAAAATTCTAATACTGATTCCTCATTATCGTCAATAATAAAATGTATTTGATAAAATCTATCCTTAAAATGTTCTTTGATTAATCTAAGTTTCAACTCGCTATTTTTGGTATAATCCTCGTCTGGGCGCATCAAGATAGTATCTATGTCAATTCTATTACGAACTAACCAACTGACTGTTAGAGTTCTAAATTTTTCTGGTCTTCCAGTAAATGCTATAATCTCGTAGTTCATAGCAGAAAGAGAATTGATTAAATTAGCTACGTTCTTGAATGGCTTATCGTACTTAGCGTTTTCGTAATATTCATCCCAAGGATTGACACCTATCATACTGTCGCGCCAAAACGCGTCAGACACAGTATGATCGAGATCAACAACAACTATCATTGATTTATAAGACCGTCCTCATCTACCCAACCTTGATCCCATGCTTTTTCGTATGTGAATTTCTTTTGCATATATGGATTGTCGAACCTGCTTTCATTCTTTTGTCGCGCCACCTTTCCTTGCTGATAACACATTGATACATCTAGGGCAAGTTCTTCTGCCCAATTTAATTTCATAACTCTTGCCCTCCTATAATATCCAATTTCTTAACCATGTCTACCTTTTCTTCAGGTAGCAGGTGCTTATTTTCATAGATCATATCTTGCAGATCTTTTCTGGCCTTAAATGCATCATTTTTATAGAAAAGATAGAACCATGGATATGTTTTCTCGACTTCAATTATTGCTGCATCAAGTACATTTCTGTACTCATTTTGCACACGTCTACTGACGCGTTTCCTTGTCAAATTAACAAAGTTACGCATGTTGATATGCATACAAATATTGGTGAGAATATTCGTTGGCAATATGCCTCTCGCATCCTCAGTCGTTGCACCTGAATCAATTAATATCTTATAATTTTTGGCAATCATTGCCATAGTATCATCGTATAATCCTTGTTCTCCAACAGACGGACCTCTAGCGTATTCAAAATCTGTCATCTCAACAATACGCATAGCTTGTTGAGCATATGAGGCGTGTCTGGTGCGCACCAATTGGTGGGTAAATGCTCGTGTCACTTTCTCTATAACAAATGTGAATTGAACGAACTCCCAGCTAGATGGAATTGTACCTGCTGCCAATTGCACTTCTTTAAGAACTTCAAAATCTTCTTTTGCTTGGATTTCAGCAAGTAATCCTGGAGACATATTGAGTCTTGTTGATCTAGTGTATGCAATCATATTTGCAGCATAGCGACTTGGATTTGGAGAACCAAATCCTGTTCCGTCAATAAGCGTTACTTTCATTATGCTCTCCCAACTTCTTCTTTTTGGCCTTCAAATCGTTTAATCTGTTCTTTCATCATAACAACAATATCTTTTCTATCAGCACCGTTGCTGATATAATTGCAACGCCCATCTTCGTTACCAAATGGAAATACCATTAATACAAAACCAACTTTTTTATCTTTACCTTTGGCTTCTCCATTAAATAGTTCATCAATAGCTTGAGCTAATGCTATCATCTTTTCTTTGTATTCCGGTTGTATAGCTTGATCACCTAAAGGAGGTAGCTTTTTCATTCGCATCCTCCTATGATACTACCTTAATAAGAACCCAAGCTTCTTTACTTTCTCCAGAATGGACTGCACCTTGCGCCCAATCTAAAGCACCATCGAGTTCCTCTAATTGATTTTCTATGCTGTCAAGATAGCTCCTTATTTCTGAAATAGTAATAGTTACTAGCTCATGTTCGTTGGCTTCTTCAGCAGCCTTTTTGAGAAGTTGCTCGAATGTCATTTGCAGATCCATCCTTCTATTTTGCGGACATCGTGGATTAGGTCGTCAAGTAGCAGTTTTGGTCTCCAGGTTGCGTAGCGCCCCAGAGAATAGATACCATATGTGACAGTTGCCCAACGCATAAACGCCTTGCGTTCTGCTTCATCTATCTCTGTTATTTTGAAATATGGCTGTCTCTTAAATTCGGCATCAAGTACCACACAATCATATAAACCAAGGGAGTTATAAACATTAGCAAGATCAACAATATCAGGAATTTCTCCAAGGTTGGGGAATTCCACAATAATTTGATCTCCCGTAATAGTGGCGCGACTATATACTTGTGGACCTGGGTATAAAATTGAGACATAGGCATCGCAATCCAATATTCTGCCTGTGAAGACCCAACCTGGGATACTATCAAAATTAATATCATGTTCGTATTCTAATAATGCCATTAGCACAGGCATTGGCAACGTAGAAATAGCTTTAACTGGTATGTTTGCTTTGTTTTTTAATGGATCAAATCCTGTGCCATAGCAGACATTAACATTTTCTGCCATTTGTTCTACTAGATTTTGAGGCGCAATGTAACGCTCAGATTGAATAGTTCCAGTAATAATGGATCTATCTGATAGATATTTACCAGTGCATTTCCTGGAATATGACAAACTATCTGCTACCACATTCATATATGGCTCGTAAGTTTTAATCATATTAACTTTTTTAAAAGGAATACCCAAAATATTGCCTATTTCTGGAGTTCTAAAACGTAAGACTGCATGATGGTTATTTGGAAGTTGCTCTTGTTTTTCAAACACAGTTACTCTGTGGCGCCGCAGCATATTAGCTGCCAACAAGCCAGACATACCTGCTCCAATAATATGGATATCAGTCATTACGCCGCTTCCATACATCGTATAAAAACCAAACGATAATCGTACAATACGTTAACGCCTCAAACCAATCGTGTCCTGCCATTTTCTTACTTTGGTTTGATAATAGCTTTTTTAAAAAAGCGAAAACCCATCTTATCGAAGGGTGGCATGATATTCTTTCTTAACTTCTCACGCAGAAATGCTTTGAAGGTGCTAGTGTGAATGCTCTCAAACTCGTCAAAATGTACCTGATTTTCTTCGAGCAGTTTACGTAATGCCATCGCATAGGAATGCTGGCCTCTGGTGTAATCTATCTCGAAATGTCTTTTTATAATTTCTTGGCCGTCATTTTCTGCCACCCACTGGATCGCATATTCCCGCTTTTCTTCACCTTTAGCTAGACTGCCCTGAATAACATCGTCTATGGAAATCTTGCCGCCTCCTGTCATAGTAAATTCTTCCGAGCCAGCAGACATCATTGCTCTGGGCAAATCTACTTCTTCGATTTGGGCTAATTCTCTATTCAATTCTTTTAGGTGCGCCTCAACTTGCTCAATCTCAGCTTGTAGCTCTAAAGCCTTACTCGCCCATTTCGATATGGACGTCAACTGCTCTTGAGATGGCGCAACAAATCCGAAAAGATCACGAATATCGTCGTTCATGTTAAGCGTCCTTCATTGCACATGCATGGCTGCAATAAACTGCTGGGCCTTTATATAAATTGCCACAATAGTCGCAATTTCTTTCAGGAAAATTATCATCTCTATATTTGGGAAGTATAGGAGTTGCAGTCATAACACGTATCTCATCAATTTCGTTTTGCGTTAGATCAGGCAATTGATTAATCCATGTGCAAACTGCACATCGTTCTCTGTCATCATCTGCCCATGTATATACATGGCAATTACAATCTATGCAATCAAATTCTTTATAGTCCACTACAACCTCCAATTTAAGCCATCGTTCTAGCTTTTCTATATTAGTGAGAGGGAGATATGTTAATCTTATTCCCATATCTCCCTCATTTGGCCTAATTGCTGTTTACAGCACTCCGCATTGGTATAGCGGCAAAACGGCCTGGTTTGAGTTACACTAGCTTTCGCTACTACGGATTATTTCCACGGTGTTCTCAATCTCTCATGGACCTCGTATGTCCCCGGTCCTCAGTATGCCCTTCAGGACATGTCTACCTCCATTCCGATTAGGCGCGATCAGTCCATTGCTATGCTAGGCGTTGCTCATTGAAGGGACTTCAATCGGACTTCTACCGAACCTAGCCTTCCCATGCTCCTTAATCTTTGAACCTGTCATCTGTTCCACGACCCTTTATAATATTGGATTGCAGAAACATGAGATCACAGATCGCACATGCTATATGTGACAATTGAGTTGCTGGATCAATTGTCACACCGCGTTGAAACTCAAAAATGTGGCGCTGCGCTTTCGCGAGAAGCTCAGTATAGCTCTTTGGATGTTCTATCCATCCCCAAGCGCCATGTTTCTCTTTACCATACATAAGTGCTCGTGACACTTCTTCAAGAGCGTCGATCGGAATTAATGTATGGTCTATTTTAACAGGTGTTGGCATAGATTCAGGTTCCGGTGCCGGTGGCTCCTCAACCACCGGTTCTGGTTTGGTCGAAAGTGTTCTCAATAATCTTGGTCTTTCTACACCAAGAAGTCTCTCTTCAATTGCTCGGGTTGCGTGTTCACCTACATCGTGTTCAATAAGGCTCATTTCATCTCCTCACTATTGGAAGAGGTAGAGGGAATCGAACCCTCAGATATATAGGCGTAACCCCAATATCTCGCACCAGCACCTCCTTAGAATGGTATATCCTTTTCGGTTGGATCTGTTTTTGGATTTGCTCTCCCTTCAATAATAGGACCAGTTTCGTCTTGAGTTGTTTCAATATCAGGACGAACAACGTTGGTACGAATATCTTCGTAAAATGACTTGCACAGTCTAATGAGTTGCTTACTTGGATCAAGATCCATTATTAATTCGCCCTTAACTGGCCTAAATGTGTACCAATCACCTTGGTCGTTTCCATCACTGATAATATCCAACTTCCAAGATCGCCAAAAAAGGGGCGGCTTCCAAAGTTCGTTATTCGGAAGTTGTACCACTTCTGCTCTGCATAATGTAAGCCATTTTCTTGAGTGCTTTAGGTTGGTTGCCTTAAGCGGAAAGAAAATTCTTGACCATGAGGCGCCATCTTGCAGAAGGCAATACCATTGTGCCGTTTCTTGGACAATGTTACCATTCGTCAATACGTTCTCGTTCTTGTCGTTCTTGACAGTGTGCTTCAAAATTGAAGCATCGTCTCCGTGGTTTGCTGCTAAGCCACCGCGGTTCTTTGTCCATTCAATATAATCCGTAGTAAAATGGCAAGGAACAACGAGAACTGATTCCTTGTAAATGTCACCAGTTGCCACATTGCAGAAATCACCGATCTCTGCACCCTCAATGTATTCTGCTTTCTTTTTGTTCAATTGAGGAGACAGTGCTTGCAGAATGACTAGGCGTGGAATAAGAACGTCTTTGGACTTTACATTCTCAGTTCCCATCCCTCCTAGCGATAAGAGTTCATCATCTAAAGCTAGTTGACCTTGGGTCGTTGTTTGCACTTCGTTCATTACCAAACTCCTATGCGAAAAGATCACGTTTCGGTTTGAGAACTTCGTCTAGTCTATCAAACATTTCTTCCCAAAACTTTATAGCTATTGGAAAGCGAGGAATTCCATCTGGAGTTAATGCTTGATATTTCACCGTAACAGAATGATACTTCTCTCTTTCCTCCAAAAGTTGTAATGTGAATTCTTGTGTTCCAGATATACCTGCTCTAAATTCTCTGCCATCTGGTAATTGGCAAACAGCTATTTTTGCATAGCCGCTCCATTGCCCTGCTCCTTCTTCAATTGATTTTAGTTCATATTCTTCGTCAACGAACTCTTTTCGTTTGAGAAGTTTATCTGTGCGCTTCTGTTGATATGCAACATTGTGGCGCACAATTTGTCCTTCATATCCGTCCAATAAGAGTTCTTGATTGTATATATCCAACTCATCTTCCGTTGTAACAAACCGAGTTGGAACTGCTTTTATCATATTTATATTATGATCTAGATTAAATAAATTGTCATGTATATAATCCCATCTCTCTTCAAATATAGAGTCAGAATTTTCTAGATTAAACATATCATATATCCAATATTCTATAAGCTCTGCTGACTCTTCTAAGTCCGCAAACTCAGGCTTAGTCTTTCGAGCCAAAGAAATTATCTTATTGAAGTTATCATGCAGGTCGTGATTATATAATTCTCCATCTAAAATAATTTCTGGATGATCTTCAAAAAATGCCTTCAATTCTCCCTCGATATGAGGTGTAGAAATGATCTGCTTATTGGTGCGCGTCCAAAGCCCATCTACATTTGCCAAGCATCGAACGCCATCTAGCTTAGGTTGAGCAAAACATGGGCGCTCCCATCCTACATATGTATGAGCTAACATCGGTTTAATAAAACTCATTCGAGACTCATTTATATCTTCGATATTGAGTTTGTAATCTATTTTCAATTTCTTTTTCATTTCTGCATTGGCATAAAATATAGCTTGCTCCATTATAGATGATTGTGATTTTAATTCTACTTCTGTCCATTGTGTTGTTTGGATTTGCCCATTTAAAGTACCGTGATGCGATCTCCAGCAACCTTCCCATTCACCTTCCCCCACTTCGGCTTGCCAAACTCTTATATTGCCAGAAACGTCCTTTTTATAGATCTTATCCAGAAACATCAGAACCCATCCTTCTCTCTTAACATAGCATAGTTGCGCGAGGAAAGCAACCGAAAAATTTACACAGTCCGATCATGTGATTTCTTAATGACTCTATATACACCTGTTGTCACTTTCTCAATCAACTTCTTATGCACCAATCTAACAACGGCATTATTAATTGAGCTTTTATTGTAACCTAATGTTACAATATGATGGCTCATTTCTGCCCATGTTGCTGATGGACGACTCTTTAGAAATTCAAAGGTATGATCTTGGCATGTTTTGCCTGATGGATCTTTATAATGGCGTTGCCCCTTTCCCTTTGGTGGCGCTACCAACTTCTGGTGGCTATTAACCAGTTGCGCCACTTTAGAGAAATGTTCCGCTTTTGGTTCAGGTAACTCTTCAACATGAACATTAAGTTCATCTGGCAATAGTTTTGCCATCATAGCAAACATGATCTCTGCATTACCTGAAAACTCTACTTTATATTTCATTTTACTTCTCCTGTTTGATGGTAAGAGAGGCTGCCACCGGCCCATTCCGGCGACAGCCTCAATATGCGACGTTACTTGGTTTCACAGGCAATGTCTAGGCCCACGCGAGGACCTGAACCAAGTCTTGTAGTGCCAAAACTCTTCCTCAATATAGCCGCGGGGTACAGCGCAGGCCATTTACTAAAGAGTCCATCACTAGCCGGTAGTCACACTTCCGATGCTGGGGTTGTATCCTCGGTGGGGTTCCGGTTATCTTTTTGATTTTTTCTTGTACTTGCTCATTTGAACAACATGCCGTATAGATGTTTTAACTGGCTTAGGTTGTTCCATTACTGGAAATACTTTAACTTGTTTACCAAACTCAACAATGCCTAGCTTGTAACCTAATGATCTAAGTACAGCATTTATGGTTGCGGCTTGTGGCTTCTTAGTTTTGCCGTTAAACCAATTTGATAGTGTTTTTGCGCCTACGCCACTATTATCTTCTATCCATTTATAGTTGACACCGCTGTCTTGATAGACAGTTCGGATTTCATCAATTATAGGATCTTTATCCACAAAATTGTAGGATTTATAGGTGAAAGTCGCCATTTTCTTTCCTTCTGGGGTTGATTTGAAGTTTTACAGTTTAAGAAAGGTCTTGCTTTCTTTTTCGGTTTATGCTACTCTAATTTAGGCAATAAGGAGAAATAGAAATTATGCCAGATCTGTTTACAGATGAATACGATCGTGCAAAAAAGAATTGGGAAAAAGCCAAGGCTAATTACGATGAATCATTAAGACTTTATGACGCTATTTATATTTTATTAAAACATAATTATGAAGAACTTACTGAGACATATAAAGAATTTAGTGCTCAACAATCTAAGACAATTAAAACAGCCAAGAATTTAAGATCAATACAAATTAAAGCTGTGAAAAAGGGAGAGTAAGATGGAACTCAATATCGAGCAAGCTCTTCAATTTCTTGACATCCTAGAGCCTAATGGGCGCCATACAATAGCTTCTGAAGCGCCATTTGGCGGACCTGATAACGGCCCAGTCTGGGAAGCTGGGCGCACCTTTGAAAAGGAACAAAGAGAATTATTGATTGCAGACATTAAGAAGCGCCAAGCTCGTAAGTCCAATGTTTATTACAGTGTTAACATACCATGTAAGATTTTTGATAGACAAGGCAAGGGTGGCAAAAATAATATAGATGATATCATAGGTATCAGAGCCTTAGCATTTGATATAGATTTTACTTCTTTTGAAAGAGATCAACAAAAGGTTTTGGATTTTATAGATAAGGAACTTGAATTAAAACCATCGCTAGTTATTAATACTGGCGGCGGCTTTCACCTTATCTATCTTCTCAATAGGAGAGAAGGTGTCAAATTATTTAATCCAGCAGATACTGAGCAGAAAAAAGCTGCTAATTTAGGATCAATTAAAATGCGCTCATTCGTTACTAATCTTGGGCATGATTTTGAGACGTTCTTACGTTCCAAAGTAGCACATCTTCCAGTCAAAGTTGATAATATGTCCAACGTAGACCGAGTGATGCGTCTTCCAGGAACGGTAAATTATCCAAAATTAGAGAAGCAAACCAAAGGCCAGCAAGTAGCGTTAGCACACATAGCCAGAAATTATTGTTATAAACATAGCATTGATGAATTGAGATTAAAAGTGCCAAATATAACGCCAATTCGCGCACAGTCGCAGAGACAACCATTTATACCTCGCAAAGATTCCAAATGGACAGCATACAAGAAAGCGTTGGCATGTATAGAGTTCATTCGAGACGAAGGATTGGCAGACACAAACGAATGGTACACACTTCATGTAATGCTACCATTAATAGGAGCGATACATGACGAAAATGAAGCAAATCAACTAACAATTGATGAGGCAACAGAATTGTTTCTTGAAGCTGTAAGCGGCGGCGCCAGATACGGTGTAATGGGGCGCGGCCAAGGTTACTTTATGCGGCAATGGAAATCGCATCGCCCAGAATTTCCTAGAAATGGGACTAAAAGTCTTGGAGGTCTTATATGGGCAGCAAAGGAGAATGGATTTAAGCCGCCGTGGATAGGCGAAGTCATGTGGGAAGAAGATTATAACAGAATGATGGAGGAGGCGGAGAGAAACAGACCTGTCATCTCTCACGCCGATAAGGATCTATTTGGCTCCAGTTAGTTGGAGTTTCTTTTCAATAAATTTAGTAAACGCTATCTCACGCTTTTCTTTTGAGGCAGAATTATCTGGATGTAAACATGCCATTATAGTACGGAACTCATCTTCCGTAAATAATGGCCTATGTTTGTTAAGCAATTTCTCGTATAGATCAAATTTCTTTTGCGCCTCTGTTTTGAGCTTTTCTAATCCAGCTCGATATGCTTCATTATGTTCGAGCATTTTAAGCCTAACACGCTCATCAAATTCTGCTTCAATTTCTCTTTTCCTTCTAATTATCATAGCATTAATATGGTATTCTTGCGCCTTACTTATTTTTACTGGACCTAACAATCCAGCTTGCAAACTCTTATTCTCATGTAATGCTTCTGAAGCTGTACTTTTGGAACAACCTACAGCTTTAGTTATTTGATTAATTGTAGGTAATTCTTTTTTGTCAGCTTCGTAAACTTGAATAAATATAAGTGCATCATAAATCTTCACGTTTGTGTTCTTTTCCACAACAGTTACATCCATTTTACTCTCCTGGTTAGTGGGGACCAGGTTTTACCCTGGCCCCCGTTTACGCTACGCTTTACTCAGCAGCAACTTGAGCTTCTTGCGTCTCCTGCTGCGCCGCTTGCGCCTCCAACAACTTGAGGTTAGCGAGGCGCTCTTTGCGACCCATAGCATACTCGGGACGACGCAGGATGGTCTCAATGGCACGCATGATCTTCGACAATTTGCATGTCGCAACATCAGCAATGCCATCCTCCTTGGCAACATCTTGGATCTGCCTTGCAGCAAATCCTCGATCAACGAGAAAGTTACCAGTAACCGACAACTTGTTAGTCACGCCGTCGATGTACTGATAAAATTCGTCGCTTGACCACAGTTTCTTCAAGATCGAGTGAACATGATCCAGAAAACTCCGTGGATTACTCACCTCGGGCAGTACCCTCGGCAAGTGCCAGGTAAGCTCAGTGCTTTCCATTGTGTACTCCAAGGCCCCTGTGAGAGTTTTATTAGTGGCGAGGGGCAACACCACTAATTCCTCTGTTCCAATTTGACAATTAAATCTTCAAGAGCTAATTCTGGAGTCTCTCCATTTCCTGTTACGTCTAATGTACTGAATGAGGCGCAATATCCTTCAGATACAGGATTAGGCCATTCATCTAAATCTGACATATAAAGATTTAATTTTTCTGCAATATCCCAAATACGCTTCTCACGCTCGCCAACATTCATTAGAACCTCCGCACTTACTCATTTAATATCTTAATGAGATCTTCTTTCTCTTTCATATCACCTGTTCTTACAACCCATTGCTTTTCAATAGTCATATTAGGTGGAATAACAATTATAGCCCTCCAAGAATCGTAACGAATCATACTCGCAATACCTTCTGCACCACGACGCATCATGTAGGCTTTGAGTCTAGGATCTTTCCAAGCATCTGGATAATTTGCATCGCACCAAATTTGTACTACTTGAATCTTAATATTCTCGCCTCTATCAACAGCTATAACAAAATCTGGCGTAATATCAATGACATAATGAGATCTATCTGGGCGCGCCAAATCGTGCGTATCATCACTAACAAGCCACCGACAATTCCAAACATGGCATGATAAGGGCATTTTGTTAGTATGATAAACAAGACATCCCTTTATTTGACGTTGATGCTTACAACGTATATTAGCAGGTTTATCCAATTCTAAAACTGGCAATAACTTGCAGCATAAAGTGCATTCACCACATTCGCGAGTCATTTAGTTAACTCCAAAAGTAAATTTGCCAATTTAATTGCTTCTTCTTTTGACATTTGATATCCACATGTCATTTCACTAAAATGAATCGCTATTAAGCCTCCTTCAAAATCTGGATCTTGATATGTTAAAGCTCCAACATAATATTTTTCTCCAGGTTTACGATTATTATGATATCCAAATTCTTCATATTGAATAGAATAAACTTCTGCTTCAAAATTTTTGCAGCTACTATAATTGACACATGATTTTGGTATATTTCCATTTTGGTCTCTGCATATCCTATGTTCTGGGAATGGTATTACATTGTCAGACATTAGAATAGTTCTTTCTTTGGTTGTATCATACTTAAATGCTTGCAGCGCCCACCTGCTGGGCAATCACAGTGCATCTCACCTCCCCAACGTTTTATTACATACACTTTCTCAGGTTCTTTGTAATGATAAGTATTGACTTTGAATACTACCCAATGATCTTCGTCGATCTGGTGTGGATAATATTCAAAATCTTCTTTCATTTAACCAATCCTTATATTTTTCCTGTTGTCTTTGCCATTTTTCGCTTTGCCATCTTTGATCTTCTTGACGTTCTAGGCGGCGCTCACGAACATCTGGGCGTTGATAATCGTCACCATTATAACCGACTAAAGTGACTAGTAGCATTAGAGTTTTCATGGTATTTCTCCATATGCTAACTTGTCAGCTAGCACTTGCGCTTCCTCACCTACCGTTTCTTTATCCTGATAAATGATCCATTTTACATCATCTTCTATATTAGGATCTTCATCCATAATTACAGTGTAATGTTGATCATTCTCTGCTTCTTTGAGTAACTGGTGCTGCCTTTTGGCAGCACCAATAGCGTCGATTATTGTTGAATAGTCTGTTGTCCATTCAGGTTGACCTTCCACAGGAAAGTCGCCTACGAATGTTATCACAACATACATGGAGCGCCCCTATTTACTGATTTTTATAACGACATATTGGATATCTCCGCCACCGTTGAGCGCATCTGCTTGCGCCTCATCTAGCGCATGTTCCAATTTAGTTTGGATCTCATCTTGAAAGATTTCTCTTTCGATGAATTTATTAATGTCTTCAGCCGAATATTCGAGAACTTCAACATTCGGTTGATTGATGTTTATTGTCATACGTGGCATTTGGTTCTCCTAAAGTGCTTTCTCGATTTCACGAGTAACACGTGTTGACGCAGGTTCCCCATTTCTGTCCAATATCATTATATAGCTATTGATGTAGTAAAAAACTGTTACCCCTTGCTCTTCATGGTCATACCTATCATAGCGTACATGCTCAGAATATCTGTAACCTTTCTTCAACAGAAATGTATGAAGCTTATCATTTAACGGAGTAGTTTTCATTTTTATTCTCCGTCGTCGTACACATCTCCATCTACTAATCTTAGAGGAACTGATTTTACTTTTCTCAATCCTCCATCTTGTTCCCATTGTAGGACTTTTTCTTTCGATCCCCAACATCCTGTTGGAGCGTGATGATAGAAGAATTGGATATAAGCTGATAATCTTGTAATATTTTCGTCATCTGCATAACCAATTGAGTCTCGTAGATCATTTTTAATGATCGCACTTAGAAAGCTTCCTGGCATTTGACCTATTAAGATCCATCTTATAATGCCACCGTGCATACGCAACGGTATGAGTTTTCTATTGAGCGCCTCTTCGAGTTGTTGTTCTGAGAATTCCATGAGTGCTACCTCTCCTGGTTAGTGTTTAGTCTCTTCATCATCTTCTTGAACTCTTGCATTATGAAATCTTATTACAGCTTTCAAAAAAGTATGAAAATCTTGTTCTTCATAATCTGCTAACATTTGACCTGCTGCTTCAGCTAGGGCTACTAAAATGAATTGTCCTTCTTCCATATCTGTAATTCCTGTTGGATACAATTCAACCATTAGTGCGTGAAGTCTGCAACGAAAGCATGTCTTCACATGCTCTTCTTCAGTTTGCTCTTTATGTGGCTTTTTCATTTCTATTCCTAGTTGGAGGAAATGGGAGGAGGAACGGAAGGCAAAATTTCTGACCTCCTCCCACTCTTCATCTGACTTTCGTTGACTGTGCTATATCAACGCCAGTTCCTGTTGGGGGTTTGCGATAGCCGCAGGCTGGTATGTCAGACAAACTAATAATCGCGCTTAGTTACTGGTCTAGCTCTTAACTCTTCAGCAGTTAAGTCGCGCAACCAATGTATTTGGAATGGTCTCCATTGCGCTTCTTCCAGAAAATATCCATCGATATATTTTTGGCCTCTAAGACAAGCCAATGCATAACGATGATGACCATCGACAAGTATTGCGTTAGGATATCCATTTCCACCTATTGTTCCGTCTTTTACCATTATAATTGGCGCAAGATCTTTTCTGGAAGCAAGTTCCAAAACTCTTTCTGGATTAACTACGTTATCACGCTTAAAATTGTTAAGTAATTCATATCTTAATGGCAATAGGAAAATTTCTGGCTTATTCTCTATACACCATAAACGCAGTTTTTCTGCGTTTACATGAATGTTCGTTCCGTCATCACCTACGAAACTAAAGATATTACTCATTAGTCTTCACCTTTATAGTCATGTGTCCAAGGCTTTTTACCTTGAGCAACCCTAGTCTTATTGAGTTCATCTAAATGATGTTGTGCGCTTGGAATTAAACCTTGCTCCTTTATGTCAACTTCTACTTGATTTGCCATTTCCCTTAATAATTTCGGTAGTGATAATGTAATTTCAAGAGTTGCTTGGATATCAAAACTAGCTATTGAAAAACCATTACCCTTATTACCAGCTACTATCATTAGTAGTACACCATGCGCTTGTGTTCGCTGCTGTACCCACGTGGCTTCTTCATCATAGTTACCTGGACCTATTGACATCGCTATGCTCCTTGATGAGTTTCTCTGCATATTCAATTACAGCTTGATCAAATTGAGCATTAGTCATATTATGTAGACGTTCCTCATAAATACGAGTTTTTTCGGTTAATGCTGAATATTCTGCTTTAAAGGCGTGAGAAGAAATTTGCCTGATCATTTCTGCATCTTCAAGTCTGTATGTCATCTTTCTCTTCCTTGAAGTATCTTTGAGCTTCCCACATAGTTACAGTCTGGTTATCTTCAGTAATGACACCAAAGCCGCCTTCTGATGGTTTTAACAAAACTCCAGTACCTTCTGTAATGCCATATTTGAAAAGTATCTTTTTAATTTTATCATTTATTTGAACGTGTGTTGCTTCTCTTACATCACATGGAATCATTTTTAAGCACTCCCAGATGAGGCATAGTTAAATAGATAAAATCTTCAACACATTGTTGAATTTCTTGTGCCAACATATCTGTGATTCGTTTCCTATCTTCATCTTTGATAGGTTCTTCTTCCAAAAAGAATTCTGCTAAATCCCAAGAATGTGTATCTACTGATATTTCTCTTGCCATTTTACTCTCCTAGTGATTGGGGCGCCACACGAGCAGCGCCCCAAAATTTTTACTTGGGTGACAGTTCTCCTAGTTTGTTAATGATATCGTCGAATGGTGCATCATCGAGATCATCTTTGATACCTTCAAGATCTGTCTTTGCCTCCTCAATTGCGTCGATAGCTTCTTGAAGAGCTGTGCCTTTGTCACCTTCTTGCTGACTCTCAGAAAGCTCCTCAAATTCTCCTTCGAGTGTATCTTTCAGATTACCAAGATTTTCTACTTCTTTGTCAATTTCTCCTATAGCGCTGGCTACAAGATCATCAAACTTTCTGTCCTGCTCAGTAAGATTGTCAATAGCAGCCTTGATGATCTTAAGGTGCTCTTTTTTCATAACAGTCTCCTTGGCAAAATGCCTAATTAATTATTTGATAACGATCTAATTGCTTTGAGACGATCCATTGCTTCCATTAATTCTAATTGTTCTGGAGTTTCTGTCGAATTAATCCATATACCGCTCATATCAGGAAGCGGTATAATTGGAGCATCAGGAGAAAGAGGAGGACTGAAATTAGCGCGAGATATAATTGGAGGTCTGTTACTTTGACGAGTATAAATTCCTCCACATTTCTGTGGATACGGATAATACCAGCGAGAATAGCAATGAGCATCTGCTGCATTTATCATGCCTATGGTTAGTGCTACGACTGAGAGAGTCTTCATCACATCCTCGCTAGGAAACTAGCATCAGCAACGATGATTACTATATTACCAACTAGATAGTCCTCAGTTATGAGGCGCCCCACATTCTCTTCCCATAGAATGTGAGCAAGATGATTTGGTTGTTTGCCTTGCATTTTGCCTTCTTCATTACAGAAGGCAACGCATGAACGTCCACCGAATTTGGTAAAGCGTGGCACAAGTTCTATGTGACCTTCTACACCAAAAACCAACATATCGAGTGTTGGTAATGTTGTGAGCACTTTACCTTCAGCATATGTAGTATCAGTAGGCTTTATGATATACATATAACTGCCAGTAGGTGGCACCTGCGGAAATTCAAATTTAGTCCTCTTTTGGTTCTTGTGCTCTGGCATTCTGGAGTTCCTCTTTTGTTGGGAAAGTTATACCTTTACCGTATTGCCATTCCATTGTAGTAAAATCTCCGCCATCAGTAATGATTACACGCCTTACGATACCCATTTGCGCTGCTACACTGGTAGTATAATGTTTGAATGCTAATACTGCTTCTTCAGGACCAACATAACGGCGCGTATATTCATAAAATTCGTTTTCAAAAAATTGACAAACAGAGAATTCACCTTCTGTTTGCCCTATACGTCCAGATGAATGTTCCATTAATAGTCTCCGTTTGGTAGGTACATTTGCGGAATTGATGCTTGATTTAGTCTTTGTCGTTGACGATACATTCTTTCTTCTTCATTTGACATGGTGCAGATTTCAATTATAGTTTGTGGCGCCTCAGGAGCAACCCTGATCCTAGCCAATTTGCAAATGTTTGAATTAATTGTTGGCTGTACTGTTATGTTATTTGGTACTGGTAATGGTTTTGGTTGTGGATATTGCGGTGCTGGTGGAGGAACCCTGTTCCCATGTATGTCGTAATATGGCTGCTCTGGATAACAGTGTTTCTGCATATCACACATCTCTGCTCTGGCACTACTCGATATCAGGAGTGTCAGTATGATTAGGCTGGATTTCACGTTTGGTCTCCTCTTTGCATAAAGTTAGAATGACGTCATTTAACTCATCAACATTGGCATATTCACCTATATAATGCCATTTATGTTCTTCTCTGTACTGTCCAACATAGACAGTTTCATCTTTATAGCTTACTTCAACTATATAGTTTTTATTTTGCCTAACTCTTACCATTCCAAGCATTGAGTAATAGTAAGATGCCATTTTCTATCCTTTCACTTTTACATGACGACTGATAACCTCACCTTCGCCGCGCCAGAAAGGCTGGACTATCCAATGTTTATCGCCACGTCTATTAAGATATGACCCAACCATATGGATACGCGGACTCTTTCGTTCAAATCCTAGTGGTACACCTTGTTTGTGTATCACATTATCTCTATTGATATAGAGACTAACTGTGGTATGGTCTAACCTTTGAGGTTTATCCATTCTTCTGCGTATTTTATTTAGTTGAGACATATCAACTTCTTCCAATTCAACTATCTTTCTGGAAGATGTCAACAATAACAAGCATGACCAAACCATAATGTATTCGCCATAAACGTCCGCATAGAAATTGGCTACGCGAGAATCTACGCTTCCATACGGAGAATCTGGAGAAGGAATTCTCAGAAATCTTGCACCCCATTCGGACGGTTGATGGTAAGCTGTGTCCCAGATGCTAAGGAGCGCCTCCAATTGGATTTTGTTGTCCTTCCAAATATGCGCTAAGTTAGCATCCAAGAAACTATTGACAAAAGTCGGACTTACCAACTTGCTGTAGTTGAAATCCAAATCGAAGAACGCAGATATTGGACCAACATTCGGAGGTTCACCTTTCTTAATGAAATGATTACTCCAAACCCAAGTTACCTGACCTTTCCTACCAGACTCATCTGTCTCTAGCAGAAAGCCAAGACGAGTTGGTAGTGGTCGATTAGGATACTCGTAAGAGTCTATTGAGAACGTCTGTCTCAATTTTTCTCTTCCTGCTTCTGGCCATTCTACCCATATCTTAGGATATGGAATGGTAAGGTGTGCCATGGCTTCCCTAAGCACCTTGGGGCGCCCCAGAGTAAGCTCCACAGCCGTTCTGATCGCAGTATCGTCAAACAAGAACCGAGGACATCCTTTCAATTTCTCTTCTAGTATTGGGAAGATTTGTATGACAGGATGTTGTATCAATTTTCGTTTCTTAGCTTCATGAACTGTTTCTACGATGCTGTCCATAAGGTACATGACATTTTAAATCCTGGTTGTTGGCTAAATTGCCTAAAAGACCGCCCACAGTTGTGGGACTGTGGGCGGCAAGTCTACACCTGGCTTTTAGCAACTGGGGGGCAGTTGAAGCAAAACCAGGTGATTCGCTAAATTAATAAAAAGCCATCTTACGGGGGTTGGTTTAGATGGCAAGTCTGCCCATTACGCTGCCAATCGTGTGTTGGGCATTAACGCTGTTTACCGCGTCTTAATCGTCAATTGGCTCGTCGTGCCAATAATTTGAATCAGTAAGAACGTCTGGTCGATAATGTGATAACTTTTCTTTCTCACATTTCTCACATACATACGTGAGAAAAATACCGCGAGCATCATATCTCGCTTCTCTTTCCATACCGCTGCCGCAATGGCAAGGTTTTAGTGGTGGGTAACTCTTTAGATTTGCCATTTTGTTCTCCTAGTTTGTTGAAATCTCTCAAACAGGCTTGCGCCTCTTCAAGTTTTATAAGTTTGGCACGCATTGGTTTGTTGTCATACTCTTCACTTAGAGTAGCAACATATAATTCCAAAGCACGTCTAATGATAGCAAACTCTTTCATAGACGTGATTTCTTTTATGTTTTTCATTTTCCATCCCTAGCTAAAAACCGCTCCCACCCTCCCAAATGGGAGCGGAAAGTTGACGTTATATTTACGCTACTTTGGGATCTTCCTCTGGTTGAGGATCACCTTCTTTTACTGGCTCTTTTGCCTCTTCTTTGGGCTCTTTTTGAGTCTCTTTCTCAAGGCTCAACTCTTCGTCTTTATGCTCTTCTGGGTCACCCATACGTGCTACCTCCTTGGCATTTCTGACCTCGTCAGGTGCTGCCTTACAGCACGACTTGGAACGCCTTGTGGCGCCCCAAGTTTCGGTCTATTTGACTGCCTCAATCGCTTCGTTAATTTTGTGATGATATTCTAGTGCCATCTTAACATGTTTGCATTGATGACCATGTTCGCCAGCTTTGCAATTGCACATATCACCGATAGTGGAAAGAACAACCTCATATGTTTCCTTTCCATCCTTAAGAATGATGAAACAATCTCCATATATGCGGTCTCCTCGATATTCATCGAGGAGTTTTTTGCCATTTGCCTTGACTCCGTATGCTGTTGCTACCATTTTCTACTCCATTTCTGTACTGGCGTTTTACAACGCGAGTAGCTGTTATGCTGGGTGGAACCTTATTTTGGAAGTCGTGGAGATAATCATATTTAAAATCTCCACTTAGTTTCTTTACCATCTGCTCCAGGTAAACGTCTACTCTGGACTTCCATCTCTCAAATTTTGCTTGCTCCTCGATCATTATGTACCTTCATATGTTGCATTAAATGGCCAGCACAAACCAATCTTTCACATTTTGGACATTCTGCCACAACACGTCTACCAATGTGCGCCTGTCCGCGTGGATAAATCCGAACCCAAACATTACCGATTAGTTTGATATCTTCATAATCCGGCGGAATAGGATGATTTGATGGCAAACCGAACAGATGCAGAATATGATCATTTCGCATCGGCCATCCGTGCTCAGTAGTAAGATTCTCGCGCACTGGCTGCTTATCGAGCCAATTCTTCCTGCTCTCTTGAGGTGTCATTTTTATTCTCCTGGTTTAGGTTGGTTAGATCGAACAGCGGCTCATCAGCAGTGTAGTCCAGATACCAGTTCCGACGATAAAACTGGCTGTTGCCAGCATAACGACCCAAGCCGGTACTATGACAACACCTCGTAAAGCTGATTTTATTCTTGACATTTTACTTATCCTGGTAGTGGCAAAATTGCCTAAAAGTGGAGCGCATTGCTGCGCTCCAAAGTTCAATGGTAAGGTTTATAATTAGTCGATTGGTGGGCTTTGGTAGTTATCCATAATCAACATCTGCGCGCGAGTTGGCGTGCAAGTGCATTGTGCATCATGGCAAGTTCGCTCGTACTCTGCTCGATGAGCTACTCTGTACTCAGCAACCTTCTGCGCCCTTGACTTAGGCTTCTCAACGGGAGTAATGGTGTCCCCTTCAAAGGCAGATTTTGGATCTACTTTCGTCATGCTACCTACTCCTTTTCTGATCTCGTCAGGCAGCGAGTTACGCTGCGACTATGGAACGCTCCTGTGGCGCCCCATAGTTTCGATCTATTTGACGTAACGAAGTGATGGATTACGTGGCTTATTTATATGTGGTTGATCAAAAATAAATTGTGCGGCATCAACAGCACATTGCACCACAGATACTTTCTGACGTACAATGCATTCAGGAGTAGGAAATTCTCCTGAAGATGGAGCAGCCCAAGATGTTGTTACATCTTTGCCGTCCATTATACCGTGATGGTAGAACATGGTCCATTCGTCTTCCTCGTCATCGAGGAATTTAATTACCAATATCTGCTTCCTGTCCGTAACTTTATCATTGTCGCCGGACAAGTCGTGCCACCAAAGAACAGAATTTGAATCGAGCGCGTCGATGAGATCTTCAAATTCTTCGTAGTAATGCGTTGGTGATATGTAATTAAAAGCATACCACATTTCTGCGTCAACATCGTAAATAAGCTCGATGTTTTCATTATACATTTCTTTGGAAATTCCGTCGTTATGAAGGAACTTCTTGTAGTAATCAGAAACCTGTTTCATTATACAACTCCTATTACTGACCTCGTCAGACAGCGCCTTACGCTGTGACTGGTAGATCGCACCTACCAGTTTCGGTCTATTTCTTAAAGTTTTTGGCCACCCAAGCTATACATTCTTCTTTGGCCATTTCGTTTTGGCAGTCATCGATGGTGCGCCACTTGCCGTCGCCACTCTTATAAATGGCACGGTCAGGAGCGCCATCTTCGATGGCTCTTGCAACTTCACCGTCGATGTAATATTGAAAAGAACCAAGTCTAGCGCCCCAAGCACAAATGAAAGGGTACTTGGCTCGGTTTTCGCGTTGTTTATCCAGTTTCATCCGTATCTCCAATCGCCTGCGACACTGTATGATTCATAGTCGCCGTTTTCACGAGCAGCAAGCCGACGATCTTCAGCATTCTGCTCTAATTCCGTGATGCGTGCTTGTTTCACAACGCGCTTCCCAGAACAAGCGGCGCACGTAATATCATACATGCCGCTCATATAATCTTCTCTGAAGTCTGGGTCTTCATCGAAGTCTTCGCGAGTCAATCCGTTCGCATCAATATTAGGATTGACTGTCTTGCCTTCCCCATCACACACGGGGCAGACGATCCATGGGTCCTTATCGGACATTTTTATCTCCCATCTTTACGACGTTGCCGAGTGCTCTTTGGTGAAGAGCAGTCTCGATTAGTGTGGCAGCTTGAACGAGAATTTTGGCTCGCTCGTCAAGCTCCAACGCCTTCTTGGGAACTGGAGGTTTATTCTCCAGAACCCAGTCGATGCCCTTAGCTTTGCCACGCGCTACTGAGGCAAGCTCTTGAGCCATTGCTACTTCGAGTTCAACTGTTATGGTTGGCATTAGAACCATCCCTTGTTGCGATCAAACTCCTTAACGGGGTTCAAATCTGCGTCGTACCCACCGGCACAGACAAGACATTGACTCCACCAATGTCCTTTTGCATCGCAGACTTTGAATCCACGAATTAGGACATGCTTGCCATCCGGGTGCATCTCTCCAGCACCGCATTTTGGACATGATACGTCCTTGACGACAATGGTGATGGGCTCGAAGCCCGCTGGAAGCGGATCATCCGGCCCTATGACAGTAAGTTTAACATCTTCTATTGGAGGAAGTTTCATTTTAGTTCTCCTGGTTACTGACCTCGTCAGGCAGCGAGAAACGCTGCGACTGGCAGATCGCACCTGCCAGTTTCGGTCTAATTAACCAATATTACGATTTGTTGAATATGTTTTGGTCTTTTCAACCCTAAATCTTTCCTCAGCAGATTCGATCGTACCTTGTATAATTGATGCCATTGAATGCATGTTCACTGCACCACGACCTTTTGTTACTACTGTAAATTCACGAAGTAACTCATCTTCGATTTCAGTAGTAGCTCCATTTAAATATGTGACAGTTTTAATTTGAACAATTACTCGTGCCATTTTCATTCTCCTATTACTGACCTCGTCAGGCAGCGAGGAACGCTGCGACTGGAGAGCTTGTGGCACTCCAGTTTCGGTCTACTGTTTTCCTGACCAATTGTGCATTTTATTCCAAGCCGCTTCTGGTGAATCTTTCCTTGGTTGCGCCAATTTAGCTTCCAGCACTTTAAGATCTTTCTCACTCATATAGTTTAGTCCAGTATTATGTCCGCACCATTTAAAATGTATATTGAATGCAACATCATTTCCGTTTATCAAATCCTTACATTTGTCACAACGCCTCATTCTATATCCCATTGCTCCCTCCCATTATGATCCAATATCGAGATGCCAAATTCCTTCTTCTTTATGTACGCCTTCAATATAAAGGTCATTGAGATCGTGTCCCCAAATGCCATGCTTGCCGTCAGTCTTAGGACGATTAACCAGAACAGAATCTAATGGGGACTGAGCAGGAAGCGTTCTGGTCTCATCTTCCTCGTCGTAAATCTTCACATATCCCTGGCAGATCGCATCAATAAGATCGCACAATCTCCAAGGCTTCTTGCCATTAAACGGCAGATCGAGTCCTTGTGAAAGAGGATACTCGAAACTGATAAAAATATACTCAGAAGTATCTACAATCATCCGTTCGCTATTCCCCTTCAATTGAATGAGAATAGGGTCGATTACATCGTCATTACGATGCAACCAAGAGTTTATGTGAATATTAAGATCTAGTTTCATTAGTACAACTCCTGTTACTGACCTCGTCAGCTAGCGCCTTACGCTAGGACTGGAGAGCTTTTGTGGCGCCCCAGTTTCGGTCTTAATGCTCAGTAAGCCTTTTCAGTTGAAATTTTTCTTCCGTGAGTTCTAACTCGAATGGCATGTTCTTTTTGACTAATCTATCCTTAATATCACACCCTATTCTGTGTATTACCAATTCTGTCGGTAATGGTTTATTTTTGAAGTTCAGAAAACCTTGTTTCCCTGCTGCTTTCCAATCCTCATATATTTGGTGCCCTCTGGTAGATCCTTCCGTAAAGCCGCAAAGATCAGCTGGATCAATATGTCCTTTCTCGTCTATCTCAAACCAGTCGTCGTTATCTGGGTGATCATACATATCGAATCTGGTTCGATATTTTTTGGAGACATATCGAGTATGCTCATATCCCAGAGCTAATAGATTGTCATGCATTTCTTTATTGAACACTTTCATTTTTGCTTCTCCTGTTTGGTGAATTGCATAGGTGCAACTGAGACTTTTTGTCTTTTGCTGCGATTGGCATGTCCAGTTGCTACGCTGACAAACAATCGCTGTAGTGGTGGCATTTTTGGTTGTTTTCTGAAAATACTCCTGTCAACAAGTTTACGCTCTGTCATAACGCTTACTCCTCATTTTTACGCTTACTATTGTAATCAGAAAGCGTAGTGTAACTCAAAGTCTTTCCGTTTAATGTATCACCTCTTGCTATTTTTGACTCAGATCGAGGATAATACCGCTTTCCAGGCGGATTATTCTTCACATATTTTATAACTCTCTTACCAGTTCTTACAAGAAATGTCTCTTTTCTCTTCAAAATGTCGTAATTTTGATCAATTGCTAATTCCGTCATAGGCTTTACATCTCGTTCTTTCAATTCTTTATTTGGATCAATCCTGTAGGTTAAACGCAAAGGAGTGATATTCATATTTTTATGTGCAGATCTCACACTATCTACGGGATTTGCTTTCATATGCCTTATCAATGCGCGTTTTTTACTAGACATCATACTTTTCCTTGCTAGAAATAACACCAGCGAGCACAGCATCCTTCTCAGAACGCTGTGCTCTGTGTTGTTATTTCAGGCGGATATTTCCGTCCGCCGAAACGACGCAAATGGCAGGTTTTTCTCCCTGGTGCTTTTTGCCCTTTGAGGAGAGACTGCCTAACCACTTACTTAACCGCTCGGCGAGTCATTTTGCCGGGTTTATTTCGCTCTTCGCCAAGTCTCAGGCTGCGCCGCAGTTTCCTCTGCGGGAGAAGAACCGTAGCACGTTCGCGGAAGGAAAGCAAGGGGAACAAATAGGGGGTAAAAAGGGAACATACAGAGAAAATACCATGATAATCACTGACCCATGAAACTTCAAATATTGAATTCACTACATAATTCAGCCATTATTCATTCACTGATTGGCGATTGATTGTCATAAGCTGAAATAACTCGATAAAATGAGGCGCACCCATCTTTATTGGGACTCACTGTAACGCTGTAACGTAGTTACGTAGTGCTAGGCATACCTTTTCCACATTTCTTCAAAATCGTCTCTGAGCCAATACCTAACTGGCTCGCCTTTTTCTGGCCTTTCGATACGACTGTATATTTGGAAATCACGTAATGTGTCTCCAACTTTTCTTTTTGTTATTTTTTGGCCGTCATAATCTACTTCGTGTTCACCTTCTTTGTCCTCAATAAGCTTCTCGTACATTCTCTTCACAGAGATCTTAGTGACTTTAGCTCTATTGAACACTCTCTGTGTATCACGCAGTATTAGCTCCTTGACATCTGGATTAACGCTCTCAGTTACGAACTTGAGCGCCACCTCTCTCGCTATCTCGCCTCGACCAAACGAGTCTCCAATAGCTACGAGCGATCTCCATTTATCTGCGTCACGACCTACTAACTGAGGCGGCATTTGTGGATCAGAATTAAGAACTACCTGATCACCCCAATTATAGAAATGTGGTGCAAAGTGCTGCTCTCTTGCTGAGAATCTATCCATTGCTTTATCTGAGCGATGGAGTCTTATAACTATTGACCGAGTCATAAGAGTTGCTGGCAACCTACCAATACCAGCAAGTGCAAGAGGAGCAAAAACTGGATAGGATATAACTTCACCGTCCTTTCCAGTTCTTATAACACTACCACCCAATCTGTCTCCTTCATTTAAGACAGACTTCATGCCTCTTGATATTGACATGTTATCTACTTCATCTAGCAGCATTGTATGATTGCTTGCCAAACGAAATAGAGCGGCTTCAGTTGGGTCTATTACTCGTTTAGGATTCCAAGCCATTGCAGCTAGTATCTCCAAAACTGTACTCTTGCCACAGTTAGGAACTGGGCTCAAGATAGCTAATCTTGGAGTCTTGCTATAGGTGGAATACACATGGGTATGTAGCGCCCATAGAGCTAATCCAACCAGGTAGTGCGCTGGCGCATCAATATGCTTAGCGATGGTACCAGCAGTGTACTCAAGAAGATTTGTCCTGGGATCTTCTTGATTTGAGCCGTTTTGTATTAGTGACATTAGCAATGACATGATTATTCTCCTCTGTGAGATGGCTAATCTACACGGAACAGAGTTACATGTCACAGTGTCCAGTATTCACAATGTCAAATAGCCCTAGGCAGTGGATCTAACCGCCTAGAGCCTATTATAGCACAGTTCTATTGATGATGCAAGTCACATAATAATGATGACTATGACATGGATCAATCAGCCAATGATTGATCCTATTGTGTCAGAAATAAACGAGCGGGATAGGCTACGTAACTGCGTAACTGCGTAACGAATGATGAATCAAACTGCTTTCACCACCCGATCTTTATGTTCCAACTCAGCGATCTTCTTTTCCAGCTCAGACAATGGCATCTCAGCAATATTTTCATCTTCTGATTTAGTGATGAGAGTAGTGCTGTCACCCCATTTACCAGGACGTCCAGCCTTCAAATGCCTGAAGCGCACCTCAACTCTGAGTTTGGCTCGCGCAATGACTTCAGCATCTTGGACTTTAATGGTTTTACCACTCTTAATAATTTCCCTCATATCTCTTGTTGCATCATCAGCAATTGAGATCACTTCTTCCTCAAATATAGTCAATCGGTCTGCAATGGCCATATTATACAGTGCTTGGAAGTCAGCTTCTGACTTCAGCCATGCTGAACAGCGGCGCACAGTTGGCATATGACTATCTTTGCACACGTTGATCAATAGCTCACCAGCACTGATCCTCTCACAAATCTCTGTTGCCAATTCTTCTGTGTATTCAATTTTATCTTTGATCTTTTGATTCTCTTTGAAGCGCTCACGATTGATCTCATCTTCCTTGGCCTTCCTGACGCGCTCAATCTCAGCATCCAATCGCTGTTGCTTTTTGAGGCGCTCATAATCCTCTTCCCACATAACAGTGGGGCCAGGGTCGATATTGTGTACTGGATCAGTCATGTTGCTGTGACTCCAACCGCCTCAGTTTTTCTTCCAGTAACCTACGTCTCCGTCTACTGATTACCAACTTATAATATGCCAAATTGAATGTATGCTTTTGTTCTTCAAATATTTTATTAACAGCAGCTATCAATTTAGTCCGTTCCTGATTGAGTAAGCGTTCCTGTTCTTGGATTGTGGCTATAGGTTGTTCCTGATTTTGAAGTTCTGATTGTCCTTGAATCCAAGCATTCCGCCAGATCCTTGTGGCGCGCTGTCTGGCAGTTTCAGGTGAATCTTCAGGCATGATCAAGTGTAGCACAAATCGAGCGCCGTGTAAAGTACAAAATTGATCAGTAGAATGATTTTGCTTTACAAACGCGCGTTTGCGTGCTATTCTTATCGTTCGTTCGGTAGCAGGAGATGATGATGCCAGAAATCGACCTAAGTAAACTCATCGTTAAATGCGTTGAGTGCGAAAAAGAATTCGCTAAAGTTCAACCCATGCAGAAGTTCTGCTCAGATCTGTGTCGTGGGCGCCACTATTGGAAGAATAAGAAAGCCAAAATAGAGGCTGAGAAGCCCAAAAAGCGTGATCTATTCGCGGCATGATAATGGGAGGTAGCAATGCGTCATTTATCAGAAGTAGAACAGTTTTGGTTCGATGTCCTAAATGAAGGTGAATTACCATTTCAAAAGAAAAATGATGACGGAAGTATTGTCATAGATAAGGATGTTATGTATGAATATTTCATACATAGAACTAACAGTAAAATATCACAGGAGGATTTTGAAGTAGAATTCAAATCGTTACTTCCATAATATAACATTTGGGACGGGCGCACTATGGCTGACGATGATGACGACCTATATCCAGATTTGGAACGTATTAAGAAACTTACTGAGGATCCAAGATATCAACAAAATCAACATGGTGCGCCCAGACGAGAATATACCAGAACTGGCGATCCAAAGAAAGATGCCATATTAGAATTAAATGAAGATCATTTTACAATATATTTAAATGGGCGATTCAAAGTAGTCAGAGAGAATCCAGATGGCACATTAGAAATAATGGATAAGAAAGATTTGGTTGCTGGTTATTCAGATAGACGTATTATGATAATGCCAACCGAAGGTGGTGATCCAAAATATGTGCCAATTACGGATGTATGGTTCGCCAGTTCAGAACGTCGCCATTATAAATACGGATTTGATTTCGATCCATCATATTTAGGTAATAGAAATGATAAATATAATTTATGGAAAGGATATAGAATTGAATCAAAAGAGGGCGATGTCATACCATTCTTAGATTTAATGAATAATATCATTTGTTGTGGAAATGTAGACAATTTCAATTATCTAATTGCACTCATTTCCCAAATGTTCCAAGAGCCTCATTTGAAACCAGCCATAGCCGTAGTAATACGTGGAGATGAGGGTGTAGGCAAATCATTCTTTGTGGAGAAATTATCTGAATTGATGCGCCCATATACATTTAAAACATCAAATCCAGCATACATATTTGGCGATCATAACGGGCAATTGAAGAACTGTATATTACTCCATTTGGAAGAGGCAGTTTGGGCTGGTAGTAAGAAAGATGAATCATTATTAAAAGATATCATATCTGGTCCCACATTACCTATTAATGATAAATATGTGCCAGTTTACGAAGTTCCAAATCATCTTCATTTATTTATAACTGGTAATCCAGAATGGCTAGTCAGCGCTGGATTCAAAGCTAGGCGCATATTCGCACTTCATGCATCAGAAGATAAGAGACGTGATACTAAATACTTTGCCCAACTTGACAATTGGTTTAAAAATGGCGGCAATGCCGCGCTCATGCATTATTTCCTCAATCATAAATATGATATTGATCTCAGAATAGCTCCTGTTACTGAAGAATTAATATTCCAGAAACAACAGAGTATGAATGGAGTCCAAGAATGGCTATATAGTATTGTAGACTCCAAAGAAATGCCTTATGGTGAATTGATGGATGGCAAAGTGCAAGTAATCAAAGCTCTGCTATTGAATGACTATAATCATTCTCCAGCTGGGAAGCGCCACCAGTTATCAGAAAGAAAATTTGGTCGCCAATTAGCAGATTTGATACCTGATATGGTAGTTGAGAATATCAAGATTAGAGACAGTCGTGATAATAGACGCAATGGATATGAAGTTCCATTATGTCCCGATGTCAGAAGATCATTGGAAAGTAAGTTGGGTGGTAAGGTTCAATGGTCAACAGAAGATGGTCAATGGTCAGTTTTACGCGGCAATACTGATTTTGATTTCAGTTTGTATAAGCCAGATGCTTGAGTCAATGGTAACAATCTACATTAATGATCTGTGGTTCTGTCCTGTCCTGTTTTCTGAAAACCACAAGGAGGACAGAAATTCCTTAACGATTACAAGGGGTTAGGCCGGCCATGGAGGCTGTCCGGTCAGTGGTCGGGAAGAGGTAGCAAAACGACGCCTCGCATATGGAAATACCAATAGGACAAACAGGACTAACAGGACTGGTCGCCGTAAGTCCTTGTAATCGTTGCACTTTCTTTGTCCTATTTTATATGAAAAATAACAGGACTAACAGGACTGGTAACAGTCCCTGGGCGCTCCATGAATCAATGGTAAGTCATCAGTAATGATTCAGTCAATGGTGAGTGGTAATGGTAGTTGATTGGTATCATCCCATGATCTGGGCGCAACCATCAATCAATGATTGCTATGAAGTCACCATCATCAATCCACGTTGGTGCGCATCCATCAGCCAATGGCACTCATGAAGTTACCAGCCAATGAATGAAAATGACCATGATGAATGAATTATGATCTATATTCAATTCATGGGATGAATGTCATGATATCATCATCACCAAACTCAATTCATGAGATTGATTCAATTCATGGGATGAACGAACTGGACATGAAAAAATGGGGCTTGCGCCCCATTGATTATGGTTTTGTGGCAGGAGTGCCATGGTCCAGATAGTCGTTGACCTGGGTGACGTAGTTGTGGTGGCCGACAGCTATGAGGCCAAACGCGAGGGCAATCAGCAGCCCAATGACGGGAATGATCTTGGCCATTTCAATTTCCTTCGTGGATCCAGAGGAAGTACGTCCGCTTGGGGCCACGGAAGCAGCGCCAGTTGAGGCCACGATGTGCGATGATGATAAACATGGTTTTGTTGGTCCTGAAGTTAGAGGGCAAGAAAAGAGCGGACGCTTGTCGCGTCCGCTCGATTGCGCGTTAGGCGGTTTCGCCCGTCTTGTTCGCGTCCGTGTAACGCGTAATGCCGATTTCGGCCTTCCCGCGCACTTCGTTAACGATTGCGATTTCGAAGCCTAACCGCTCGAAAAAGCTTTCCGTAACGCGTCCGCCCGTGCGTTGTCCGCTAAGGCGACGATAAACAACGCCCGCCTCCGCAAGCGAAACGCCCGGAAACGTTTCCGCAAGCGAATATGTGCCGCTCGGCAATTCGCGCACAGCAAGAAAGAAATCGCGGCGCGGACCTTTCTTGTTAAAACCGCACATTGCGGCGTCCGCGTCCGCAGGAGACATCTGCACCGCAACGCGAGCGGTTCGCGGCGCGCGCACGGTCGGGACAGGCAACGCCTGCTTAACCGCGTCCGCAATCGCTTGCGGCATAGCCTGCACTAGCGCAAGCACGCTAGCGCGCACTTCCGCATTATCCGCGCTAACTTGCGCGAGAACGTCCGCAACCTTTGCGGGCTTTTCGTTCGACATTTGTTTAGTCCTTTTTGCTAGACAAGAGCGGCGCACGTAGCGTCCGCCCGCACCGCAAAAGCGCGGTGCAAAGGGAACAATACACGTAAACGACGTTTGCAACATTACAAAACATTGCGAACACATTAACATTTTGTAATGTTCGCGAATGTTTCGTTTCTCGCGTCCGTTATGCCCTAGTCCGCGATATGCGTTTAAATCGCATTAGGAGGCTGACAGGCGGCCTCGGACATGCGTCCGCTATGCACATAGCCTAAAACGCTAGACCCTATCCCTATCTCTTGCCCTTCTCTGTCGATTTTCTGGCCAGCCGAAGGTCGGGGTCGATCTTCTGTTTTACCTGTTTCACGCGACCCACTGGTGGTGACCGTCACCGGACTAGCATCAAATTTTCACTCATCTTGATTTCTACAACCCCCCACTGTGGAATCATAATGAGTTACAATCCGTTCACGTAGAATCAGATTGAACAGATCTAGGCCCATTAATCAAAATCCATTTACGATCGCGTTTCATCATTCGTGCGTATCTATGGAATCTTGTGCCACAGTCTTTTGAACAAAATCTATGTTGTGGAAATTTTGGAGCAAACTCTTTCTTGCACTGGGCGCATCTAATCATTTGACTTTCCTTAGCCATAGTTGTGATTCAGCCCAGGCTTTAGATAAATCATCAAGCTCATCGAGTAGGATCTGGCGATTAGTACGGCCCTCGTGGACAGTTTCAATTCCAAACCTCATGCACCTACCGATTGATATTACCACCTCGCAGCACTCTTCCATCAACCATCCTACGGCTTCTTCCTCGTTTTGAGGTTGATAGTTTTTGATTTTCATCACTAATCCTCCTTGAGCTGTCAATTTCAATTTTCAACTGTGCTAGTTCATTCTTCAACCAAGCGATCTGCTCAGCAAGGTCATAGTTTGATGAATCGATGGGGCCTTGCTGACCTGGAACACCTTGTGGACCTTGGGGCCCAGTGGCGCCTCTAGGGCCTGGTGGACCTGGAATCAGGGCGATCCTCATGAGTTGAAGCATATGCTTCTTCCATTTTTTGGTTTTCATCTCATTGGTCCATTGGGTGATATCACGTGGTGGTTGCATATGAATCGGGGCCGTTGGCAGCTTCCGCACCAACCGCAGGCGGAATGTCCTAATTGGCCGGCTAGATTACAATTGGCGCGCATAAGATCATCATTCTGTGGTGGGCGGCCTACATAATGAGCGAAGATCTCAGCAGTAATTTGACCTGTGTAAAATCGAATTCTCTCCAATCTTTCTCGATCAGCTTCCATTGCTACGATGCGGCTGGGCATTTCTTGGCGCTCCAGACGGTGCGTTGAACGGTTGCGGTATCTGTCATTTATCTCTTCCATGATTGCGTCTGGAAGACCAACAGGCGTAGGAATGACGTGGCCATCAACTGTCAGTGTAACTGAGATTGTAAGTAAATCGCGGTCAAGCGACCGCAGTTGCGAAATTGGGCGCTGCGATTCAAGCCATTTTTCCCAATCGCCATTTTCTTTTTCTCTGGCTATTAATTCAGCCATATCAGCACGCACAATTTCAAGTTCTACTTTGTCAAATGGCTTCGGTATCACTCCACTACCTGGGCGCATCTTTCGTTTTCCGTGTTCGTCAAACAAATCACTTACCATCATCATCTCCTGGTAGGGGTGGGTATGCCCATGGGCGGGCTTTGACGTCTGCCATCATTTTCTGAAAGCAGTCATCGCAGACTATTGAAGTATCCTCAATTGGAACAGTAGGAAAAAGCGTCGCAGCTTCCGCCAAAGCCTCTTCATCAGACACTCCTTTGGCATAGACCTCATGACAGGCAGCGCACTCATATTCATTCTTCCTTAGCTTTCTCTTCGTTTTGTTGAGCTTTGAGCCTAGCGAGCCTTTCCCGCGCTTTGGCGCCCCACGTGTCTTTACCATGTATTTCTTCCCAGTGTTTCTTGGCGCTGCCTAGGCCGTTGATAAGAAAGAGAATTTCTGGATCACCAGCAATTGTCAGACATTCTTCGTCTGTCATCTCTCGCAGATGAATTTTCTCGTCGTATGCCATAATATGAGAGCATATCATGCAGATGGCAATAGCACCTTCTTGTGGCAGGTTTTTGTGGCCAACACTGGTAGCAGCATCAATTTCTATGCCGCAGTTTAAGCAGTCACAGCCACTACTGAGTCTAGTAGTCTGGAACTCCGTATTTAGAATATTTCTGGCCTTTATTTTAAGGCGTTTTATTTTGGCTTCGCCCATTTTTCTTTCTCCATTTGTGAACTGCTGCTGTTAGATATTCAATACTATATTCTGAGCAATCTTCTGCATATGCCAATAGATCGCCAGCAAGTTCTTCATCTGTGTAGCTATCCATATTATATTCATTTTCTATGGAAGCTTCGAGATTATCAGCTACAATTTTGAAGAGCACTTCATCTGACTCTTTTAATTCTTTTTCCAACATCATTCTTCTCCTAATGGTTTCTTTCCGATCTCAATACGGTCTGAGTCACGTTGCTCTGGCGTGAGTGGTGGCGCTCCTTTAAAAGTTGTCTCGTAGCCATGTTCTTTTAGCCATGCGATGGACTCTGTAATCATTTGATTTGTAGCTTCTAGCCATTGTAGGCGTGCTTTATGAACTGTTGCTAATGGCACATCTTCTCTTTCAAATCCAGTAATACCCATTTCTTTTAGGTGTGCAGTTGCCGCCTCCAATGTTGGGTTGCGAAATAGCTCATTACGCTTTCTATTGAACTCTTGGATTTCTTTAAGTGGATCATTTTGCATTTGGCTCTCCTGGCGGAAATTTACGCATTTGTTCATCCCAGCATTTGGAATGATATACCCAATTAGCAATTAAATCATAGCTCTCGTGTGAAATGACTCCACTACCATCTAATTCTACATATACCACAACAGCTTTCATACAATATGGGCACGTATAAACTTCTGCATCACATTCAAACATTCTACGATGAATTGAATCACTACGTAATTTTCCGCAGCTGGAGCATGGTCCATTATTTGGTGTTGATACGAATGGATGATTTTTATCTTCAGTCATATTTGGGTTCCCTTCGCAACATGATGTTATGCCGCTGCCATGACATTCCATACAAAGGAGATATTCTTGGGTTAACATATTCCAAGCGTGTCCGTTACCGTGGCAGTTTTGGCACCTCATTCACCGTTCCTCAAGCTGCGCATCAGAGAAAATATGAAGCATACCACGAAAATCAGTATGATCAGCTTCAACGACATATCTGACTTTTCCTTCCGTAGTTTTGAATACAGAGACAATGATACCTGGGTATTTATATCCATCTAGTTTCTGGACTTTTTGTCCAACAAAGTGATGAGCAATGTCCTCTCTTGGCATAGCGTGTGATCCTCCTTTTTTATATTGAGGTGGTACCATCTTTACCATTATTTTAATCCTAGCAGGTTGATGATAATTTGTCCACCATAAGCAATCATAAACATTATGGCTAACACAAAGAGAGGATCAATTTTACGCATGATGCTTCTCCCAAAAGAGTTCTCCAAACAAGGCTCTTTCCAAATTCAATATTGTATTAAGATCAGTATCTACGCTAAAATAACTGAGATCCCACATTTTAACTTTACCATCATGGATGCCGCTCTGTGGATCTTTGGCATAGTCTCGTAGCGGAATATGATCGCCACGAACTAATCCAAGAACTGAGTTGGCAGCGATATATGCCATTAGTGCGCTCCTGCCACCGCTCTTAGCGTGCATGTGATGATAGCGCCGTTGTGCTGGGCGCACCTCCCATTTGATTCCTTTTTTGGTTGTTAAAAGGTATTTGAGTTCTACACCAATAGTCCATTGCACTCCGGACTTTGAGACTTTGCAATCTGGAGTGCCAACAGTGCTACCGTATATCGATGGTTCAATCCATTCTAATTTTAACCTCCCTTGACATTCATCTATCCATTCTTGAAGCCATTCGCGGACATCTCCTTCACTAGTGATATCTTTGAGTCTCATTGCTACCTTCTATTTTTGGAGTTCAGAACGTCAGACATTTGATCAAGCGTCGGCGGTGCTATGTCATCTACTTCGTTCCATGGAACGCATTGAATGCACAGAAAGCGCGCTCCATCAATATTTGGAGTGCTTTTGGCAATCCATATAGGATGGAGGCATTTGTTGCAACTGGAGATGATACTATCAGTATGAGGGCCTTTTGTAGAAACCCTCATACATGCTATTACTGTCTCATCCATTGTTACTTTCCGTTATATCTCTCATAGCTTTATGGGCATGTTCTGCTATCAATCTAGCAAGCCCAAATGCTTCTTCCGGTGGCATTCCTATCCAAGCACATGGCTTACCAAAATTAATAATAACATTTCCTTTATCATGAGCAATTCCTAATATGATTCCTCCCTCATCTTCTACGTTCATTTTGCCGTGTGGATAGTCACCTGTTGCTCCGAACTGTGTCATTTCTGCTCCTTGAAGATTGCTTCTACCATAGCCTTAAGTTGTTCTGGAGTTCCCAGATATTCTTTACTGATTACTTCTGCTACCATTATCTTATGTTGTAACTCAGCTTCTTCCCATGTACAGCAGCGCATGGTTTCTTGGCCATCCCAATCTATTTCGTGATCTAGAATTATTTTTGGCATTTCTAGCTTATGAAATGCCATTGTCTCAAATAATACTGGTGCGCCTCTATCAGGCCCAAAATTAAAGTTATGATTAATTCCTAGAAAAACAGTGCTTACTTCAACTAGATCTGTTTTGGTAAAGGCTACCACAGTTTCATTAGTGCCATAGGCTTTTTCAAACCATGCAGACCATCCTTGCATATTAGATGGAACTGGTGTTTTTCCCATTAAAATGAAGAAGCGATTCTTCTCCCATTCTTCCCAATCCATGCACATTTGCTACCTCATATCCAGTCATATATCTTCCAAGTTAACCACCATAGTCCTGCTATTATGATACTGACAAATAATATAAATGTAATTATTTCTCTCCATGGATGTCTAAATGGAGGTTCATATCCTTCATCATAATCATTGTAGTGATCCTCTTCGTCTTCATTTGTCATAGTGCTAACTTCCAAATCTCGATGCTTGCTTTGAATCCACCTATGTCAATTTGTACTTTCTTATTACCAGGCATACTTGGAGGTACATCTGTTTCCAATCGTACTTTCTTATCAATAAAATTACCTTCCAATACTCTAACTATTGATCCTTTTCCGTAATAACGTCTAACTGTTGATCTACTATTAAATCTACCAGATAGTAATAATCCTAGATGTTCATTAATAGCGTTTTTACGTACCATTACTGGATATTCTATTCCTTCTTCATCACGCATAGTAATTACTTTAATGAATTTTTTAGTGCTCCGACATACTTGAGCTGTTAACGTGTCGCGAAATTCAATGAATAAGTAGTGGCGCCACAAAGGGACTGGAAGTCCTTTTTGATTAAATCGTATTGGATAAAATGTTTTCAATGGTACATCGTTAGCTTTTCGAATGGCTTCTGTTGCGCCAGTATTTGCAAAGACTGCCACTACCCACTTGAAATCGTTTTGTGTTTGTGTGGCAAATAGATCTTGCATTGAGCCCTCCAAAACTTGCTTTTCTTACTAAACACTATAGCACAAAATGGTTGTGAAGTCTACGGGGACAGTGTAAACATTACGAAAATTTAATGTTCGGGTTAATGTAAAAGCCGCAGAAAAGACATATTTACCACCCATGCTCAAGGGCTCTCAGTGCGTTTCCTGCTCATTGAGGGACCGCCTCCAGCTCTTTCCCCTAAGGCTGGAATTTAATGCCTGGGCCCTTCTTTAACAGAGCCCCCCAGCCCGGATGGGCCCAGGTTTTGGCCTACTGCGCCAGTTAAGTCAGTCCTGCTAAGGCAGGGAACGAGGCCAAAATAAGGGCCCAAACTCTGAAAATGAGATTGGACGAAGTGTCTCTATAAAGGATTTTGAATAAATGGCTGAAGCTGGACGCGGACTTCGCATTTATCTAATCACAGATGAGCAATTTTCAGCATTAAATGAATATGCTGCTCGCTTCCCCAATGCTCCGGAAATTCAGATCGCACTTGATTCAATTGGCACGCAAGCCATTGGTATGTTGCCTGCTGCTGATTTGGGTAATTCGTTCCAGAGACAGGCGCAGTTTGAGAAATACCGAGCGGCTATTGCTGCGGCTATTGGAAGTGTTGAGCCTGGAATAGTCTAACACTTGGGCGCTTCTAACTGTGTCAATGGGATTCGAGCCTTCACAACCATCCCAATTTGAGACAATACGTAAGCGTCAAATTCTTAAATATCGCGCTGAAGCTTGGCGTCGTTCTTGTCAAACCGACTTACTTTCTTGGTGTGAAGAGTGCGTACATGATTTTAATTTTGAACCAGCACCGCATCATAGACACATTATCAAAGCCCTAGAAAAAGTTATAAAAGGTGAAATTGATCGCTTAATGATATTTGCTCCTCCTGGGAGCGCCAAATCTACTTATACATCTGAATTGTTACCGCCGTATTGGTTTAAAAAGTTTCCGCGTTCCTCTGTAATTGGTTGTTCACATACAGGAGAGCTTGCTGAGCGTTTTGGCCGTAAGGTGCGTAACAAGATACTGTTGAAGTCACCAATTTTAGGCTATTCGCTAGATGAATCAAACAGAGCAGCTTCTCGATGGGAAACCACAAACGGAGGTGAATATTACGCGGCAGGTGTGGGAGGCGCTATTACTGGAAGACGCGCTGATCTCGCAATTATTGATGATCCAGTTAAATCCAGAGAGGATGCTGAATCAGAAACCGTTAGGACAAAAACTTACGAATGGTATAAATCAGATCTTGTCACACGTCTTAAGCCAGATGCTAGAATTATCCTTATCCAGACACGATGGCATTTAGAAGATTTAGGTGGAATGCTTTTAAATGAAATGGATAAGGGCGGAGATCAGTGGACTGTTATAAATCTGCCAGCATTTGCAACTGCTAATGATCCTCTTGATCCTCCACGTAAAGTAGGTGAGGCTCTTTGGCCTGGTTGGGAAAACGCAGAAGCTCTGGAGCGAAAGCGAACTATCTTGGGGATTAGAGATTTTGAGTCTCTCTATCAACAAAATCCGCAGCCGCCTGGTGGTACGTTTTTCCTCGAAAAGGACTTACTTGTTGACGGATTGCCTGTCAACTTTCCTGAGTGGACTGATTGCGTCTTTGCCACTATTGATACTGGCATTAAGGCTGATGCGAAACACGATGCCACCGCAGTAATCTATTGGGCTTTGAACGAGCGTTTTGCGGCGCCACTTACTATTTTAGATTATGATATTTTGCAAGTTCCTGCTGATTTGTTGATAGATTGGATACCTGGCATTTACTTAAAACTTGAGGAATATGCCAGAGCTTGTCGGGCGCGGCGTGGGTCGATTGGTACAGTAATTGAAGAAAAGGGCTCTGGAATTGTCCTTTTGCAACAATGTAATCGACGCAACCTTTTGGCAACTGGTGTTGACGCTAAGTTGGTACAACTTGGCAAACAACCGCGTGCTCTCAATGCTAGTGGATACGTTTCCGTTGGCAAGGTAAAGTATTCTGTTCAAGCTTATAACAAGACTGTGGATTTTAAACAAAGACACGCTAATCATCTCATTAAACAAGTTCACAGTTTTAATGTTGGCGTGCCAGATCAAGAAGACGATTTGGTTGATTGCTTTTGCTACGGAGTATGTTCTTCTCTGGGCGATTCAGAACTTTGGTAATAAACTTCAGCAGGGGTGAAATTGTCGCGGCGTACCTCCCAACTAGCGGCAATTGAGCGGTCTCGGCCTCCCGTCGATGTGATTCCACCCTGCACTTTTGTCTGGGACGCCACGCGTTTGAAGAGCCAGACTAACAAGAGAAACTTACCTGTGAGGAGAAGATAATGCCTTTTGCTTATATTCAGTTCCTCGACCGTAATGGTCGACCGCAGCGTCCTACTGATCCGGACTATGGAATTGACGAACCTGTTGATCCAGGTTATGGTGTTCCTGGCGGTCGTCCTCCGCATGTGGGAAATCGTCCACCAGGCTCTTGGCCTGGTCGTCCTGATCAAGGTCCGGTTCGTCCTGGTCGTCCTGTTGATCCGGGTTGGGGTGTTGAAGGAGGACATCCAGATCAGGGGCTTCCTGGCGGGCGTCCTGGTTTTCGCCCGGAACACCCTGGACATCTTCCTTCACGACCTGGGCGCCCTATTGACCCTGGTTTCGGTTGGGGAGGTGGAGGTCGTCCGGTGGATCCGGACTATGGTGTGGATGAAGGACACATTCCTGCTTGGCCGGTCGATCCGTCTCACCCGATTGCACCGCCGCAGCCTGGCGAACCAGAACTTCCGCCAACTGATCCGCCTCCTGGCACAATTTGGCCGCCGCTTCCTCCAAGCGTTCCTGCTGGAAAGACACTCGTTCTCGTTTTGATCAGCGGCGTCGGCTATCGCTACGCGGTTTTGGATATTCCTGTTCATCCTGATCAGGGCCTTCCGAATGAGCCGCCTACGACTGAACCGCCGGAACTTCCGGATGATGGAACACATCCCGATCAGGGACTTCCTGGACGACCGCCTGTTGCAGGTCAGCCTCGTCCTCCTGGCTCTGTGACGCCTCCGGTTCGTCCTGGACAGCCACTACCGCGGCCTCCTGTTGGCGCCGGCCAGCCAACTCAGCCGATTGCGCCTGGGACAACTCCTCAACCGAAGCGCTAAACTGGGATGGTTGCGGCGGGGTGAATTAACACTCTGTGAACTGGCAAGGGGGACTGACAGCCTCCTCCGCAATCACTTTTAGATAAGAAGAAAATGGCATCTGAAGCAGTAATCGAGAACCCTAGTGGTGGAATGTTTGGCGGTTCCCCACTAGGGACTCCATTAATGAAAATATTGATGGCAGATAACATCGAGCTTGGCTCGTCAGCCAGCTACGAGTTATGCAAGCTTATCTATTCTTACCATCCTTATGGGGCAAAGCTCGTGGATGTGCCGGTTCAATTGGCACAATCTCAGGGGCGCAACATAAATATCCCAGGATCGCCTGAAGATCGTGTAAGAAAAGCGTTTACAGATGAGTGGCAACGAATAGATGCAGATAGAATCATCGCAAATGTGGTAAGATTAGCTAGAATTTATGGAATTGCCTCTGTAGCTTGTATGATTCCCAAAGAAGATCCGACAAAACCATTAGATTTTGCAACTTTATCAAAAAAACCGATGACTTTTAATGTTTTTGATCCATTAAATACTGCTGGAAGCTTGGTTTTAAACCAAAATCCAAATTCTCCAACATTTTTGAAGCCTTTAACCATCGCTGTCCAAGGACAAGCGTACAATTTCACTCGAACCTGCATATATCAGAATGAAGACCCAATTTATCTTGATTATACTACTAGCGCTTGGGGCTATGTGGGTCGCTCAGTATACCAAAGGGCATTGTATCCACTCAAATCATTTTTGCAGTCGATGATTACAGATGATTTAGTCACGAAAAAGGCTGGAATTATCGTAGCAAAGTTGAAAGCACCAGGCAGCATCATAAATAATGTGATGCAGCAGATCGCTGGAATTAAGCGCGGTATGCTTAAGGAGGCGATGACTGGTTCCGTAATGAATATTTCAATCGATGAGAGTATTGAATCTTTAAACCTACAGAATATAGACAACTCATCACGCACAGCACGAAAAAACATACTTGAAAATATAGCAGCAGCAGCTGGAATGCCAGCAAAATTAGTAAATTCAGAAACATTAGCGGTTGCCTTTGCTGAAGGAGAGGAAGACGCCAAAGCTATAGCACGCTATATTGACAAATTACGTGAGTCGATGCAGCCTTTATATGATTTTTTCACTCAAATAGTGCAATATCGAGCTTGGAATTTGGAATTTTACGAGACAGTACAGAACGATTTCAAAGACGAGTACGGAAAAAAGAGCTACAATCAGGCGTTTACTGAATGGTCAGATCACTTTATTGCGATCTGGCCATCTTTGTTGACTGAACCTGACTCTGAAAAGATAAAAGTAGCGAATGTCAAGCTAAGAAGCGTCATTTCTATGCTTGAATTGCTTCTTCCACTTGCTGACGATGATAATAAAGCGACTATTTACGAATGGGCATCTGATAATTTTAATGATTTAAAGGCTATGTTCCCATCTCCGCTTGTGCTCGATTATGAGAAAATGGCTAAATTTAAGCCTGATCCCATGGAGGGTGCTGGTGGCGCCGCGGGTGCGCCCGGAAAACCACATTACAAGCTTGGACAATTAAGCAGAAGTGGCTCTACGCGTGTGGATTCACTTGAAGATGCCGTAATAGATTATCTTCAAGAAGTTGAAGCACGTAAAGCAAGACAGCGTTTACCAGCTCAACAGACGACGGAGGCTCAATAATGCCGTGCGGATCTGAGCATATGAAGAAGCTGGACTCTATGATGGATGCACTGTTTGCGCCCAAAAAAGACCAAGCAGTGATGGGAACTCCTCCAAATAAGGATTGTCCTCCATTTTCCGATAAAAAGAAGGATAATGAACGTGAAGAATTGCGTACAGGCGCGTTGAGTAAGAAAGAATGACGGAGACTATCAATGCTTCCGGCATCCTCTTTGTCACATCTGACAAGAGGGCATTATTTCTTAAGCGTTCAGAATATGGAGATTATTCTGGATTTTACGATCTACCTGGTGGAAAACGGGAAGCCGGTGAAACATCAGTCCAAGCAGCCATTAGAGAATGTTCTGAAGAAATTGGATTCTACCCTTCTGGAGAATTATTTGAACTCTCTCGTAGAATATCCACTAATGAAGGAAACGGAGACAGACCCACATACATAGTTGATTATACTACTTATATTCAAGAAGTAGATGACGAATTTGTACCTCCAAGATTAGATGAAGAACATACAGGCTTTAAGTGGGCACCACTGGAAATGCCTCCCCAGCCATTACATCCTGGGGTAGTAACGACTATAAAGAAACTATTTGCTGATGAATTAGGTATTGCTAAACTTATGAAAGATGGTGAGTTAACCTCACCGCAGCGTTATGCCAATCTTACTTTGTTTGATATTAGAATAACTGGTACTGGATTATCATATCGAAGTGGTATTAAAGAGCATGTGTGGCGCGACAAGTCGATTTATTTGAATCAAGAATTTCTTGAGCGTTGTAATGGTCTTCCTGTTATCTTTGAGCATCCTGGTAGGGCAACATTAAATACCAAAGAATACGTTGATAGAAATGTTGGTTCTGTATTTATTCCATATATTAAGGGTGATGAAGTTTGGGCAATTGTAAAAGTATGGGATGAAAATGCTGCCAAACTTATGGCAGAAAATCAATTAAGCACTTCTCCTTGCGTGGTTCTTACGGGTGAAGACCAAAAAATTAAGCTGAGGAATGGTAACAAATTACTTATTGAAGGTAAGCCAAGACTACTAGACCACATAGCTATTTGCTTTGTGGGTGTTTGGGATAAAGGACTACCGCCGAGTGGCGTGATAACCGCAGAAAAGGAACTTGTTATGGCAGACGACGATAAAGCTGCGGCTTTGGAAGCCGCTCGCAAGGCAGATGAGGCGAAGGCAAAGGCTGACGCAGAAGAAAAGGAAAAGGCTGACAAGGCCCGATTTGATTCTTATTTTGCGTCATTTGCCGATGCGATTAAGGATTCAGTAAAGAAAACCGTCAGCGACGCCTGGGACGAGAAGGAAAAGGAGAAAGCTGACAAGGCAAAAGCTGACGCCGAAGAGAAGGAGAAGGCTGACGCCCGTGCCAAAATGGACGCCGCCGAGCGCGAAAAAGCTGATGCAGAAGCCAAGGCCAAGGCGGACGCGGAAGCCAAAGCCAAGGCGGATGCCGAGGAAAAAGAAAAGGCCGATGCCAAAGCCAAGGCAGATGCCGCCGAACTTGAAACGCTCCGTAAGAGCGTTGCTGACGTTGCAGCCAAACTGCCTCGTCAAATGACGGATGCGGATTATGCTTTAATGGCTGATTCGCAGGTTCGCGCCGACCGCATCTATTTGATGCATGGCAGCAAGGCTCCGCGTGCGCTTGATGGGGAGACTTTGATTGCGTATCGTCGTCGTCTTGCCAATGGCCTCAAGGAGCACTCCAAGGCCTGGAAGGACATTGACCTTAAGGTCATTGCAGATGATGCAGCCTTCGCCAACATCGAGAATACGATCTATTCCGATGCTGAACAAGCCGGTCTACATCCAGCAGATATGGGCGAGGATTTCTTGCGGGAAATCAAATCCGAAGACAGTACTGGTCGCAAAATTTCCACGTTCGTCGGGCGACCATCTGCGTGGATGAACCAATTTGCGGCGCCAAAGAGGATGCTTGTTGGAATCAAAAACAACAGCAACTGAGGCGCTTCATAGGCCGTAACCATTAAGGAGCACTTCTGTCATGTCAATCTCGCTTAATCCCGTTATTACGACCAACGCTGCTGGTACCTTTAAAATCACCCTTGACGGGATGATGCAAGGTATGGCAATGGACGATCCTGCAATCAGATACCAGTTGACGGGTGGTCAATTGGCACCCACGGAAACGCTGCCTATGTTTGGTGGCGTTCCGATTTCTGAGCATCTTCCGCCTACTGGAAGTCTCTGGGATCCAGCGTTGCAGAACTCTATCACGCGTGCGAGTGCCACTGTTGCACCTACTGGTATTAGCGTGTTCAACCAAAATCATGCTATGATCAGCAGTCCACAGAGCCCAGTTCCGCAAGCGGATGCTGGAATGCTTGTGAACTTCTATCGCTTTGGAAGCCGTGCGCGTATTCCTATGGCGATGGACCCGGCACTTTTGCTGCAATTGGCGCCTCCCGGCTACCCAGTTCCAGTTGCATTGGCGCCGGCACCACTGTTCTTCAATATTACGAACCAGTGGGTTACTGCAACTGCCGCTGGCGGAATTGCTCTGCCAACAGCAGGTATGAATGTCATCGGGTACAATCTCGGGAATTCGATGACCGTTGTCTACAATTCGGTCACTGGTTTCGCTACTTGGAACCGTTCTGGCGATACAATCCTTCTTGAAATCTAATCGGAACTTGTGCAACTGAGGCGCTACACGCCTCCCAAATATGAGGTGAACTTACAATGGGTAGCGTCAATCCATCATATGCCATTGTCAATCCGTCGTTCGTTGAACCCGGAATCATTCTCCCTTATGTCCAGGCATCAGGGGCCTTTAGCACTTTGGCCGGAGAAGAACCTCTTGTCAGATTGAGTGACGGAGACCTTTATGTTTACATGAAGCGTCTCGACGTTCGCACGCGTATGGCTGCTGGGCAGGCTGCTTATAATCAGCTGCCGAGTGTCAGCATTGCTCTGTCGATGATCTCTACTGCCAGCTATCTTCTCAGAGTGCGGGCGGAATACGATCACCACGACACCGCGGCTATGGGAAATTGGGGCCTAAACATGGTTGAGGCGCAACGCCTCGGCATGAGACAAGGCCACTTCCAACTCGCGCGCAACGCACTTCTTTATGGCATGAATCCTGTCAATGGAGAAGGTCTCCTCAACGCGCAGGGCGCTGTCGCGGTCAGTTTGCCGCCTGACAGTAACGGCAATGATACCGTTGTCACATATGATAACGGCGAGTTGGGCGTGTGGCTTATCACACAAATTAGCGCCTTGAAGACGCTTACGAACCAACTCGGTATCGGTCGCCACTTTACAATTTTGGGACCGCAGAGAACCCTAGCGGCGATGGAATACCAAAACATCGTCCAGATTGTCCAGTTCCAGCGCGAAGGTGCCGGTTCTGATTCGACCAAGGGAATGTTTGAAAGCGTTCTGAATAAGAACGGCGATACGATTTCTTGGGTTTATGACGATACTCTTATCGGCAAGGGCGTTGGCGGCGGTAACAATGACGTTGTTCTTATTGTCATGCCGGAAGTGAAGAAGCCGGTTGGCAGCAAGATCAACACGAATGAAATTGCCAAAATTGCTCCTGGCATCGAGGCTTGCACCTTGATGTATGCCGATATGGCAGCACCTCGTGAAATTCCTACTCCGCTCGCCGGCGGAGCCATTGACGTGCTGTCTGAGTGGCGCATCACCTCTGGATGGGGCGTCCGTCCTGAGTGCATTACAATCGCCACGATGCAGTACGAGTAATCTCCAGCTGTAGAGATCCTCTTTCTCGAACCTGGACGATCCTGGGCGGTTACGGATTGCTACCCCGTGACCGCCCACGGTAGCAAGGATAGTTCCAAATGCAAATGTTTGTTGCAAACGGCACGCACCAAAACGTTGACTTCCAATATCGCTTGCCTGAATTTAAGAATTATCGCAGGCAGATGATACCTATTGGAGGTCAAATTAGACTTTCAGGCGACTTGTCTATGGAACAAATAGACATTATCGCAAAATTCCATATGAAATATGGAATGATCAGAGTTACAGAAATTGATCAATTTAAGGGATATTTTATTCCTTATATGTTTTCAGTTGATAAACCTATTCCTGCTGAAAAGATTGTTGAGCTTGTTGTCAATAATAGAGAAGTGAATAAGAAGACTGGTGAAAGACTTCGTGCTGAAGCAGCTATTGCTGTCAATGCACAGATTGAGGAAAATGCTGGAGAGAAACTTACTGCGTTCGAGATGGAGATTACAGAGGTACAAAGAAAAGATCGCGATCAGGAAATTGCTGAGAAAATTACGATTACAAGATCCAAAGAGCGTGGTGCGCCGCAAGAGGACGGTAGAAGTCCTTTAGGCGTTGTGACTGATCTGTTCCGTACAGGACAGAAAAGGTCAATGTTCTGATGTCTCTTCAAGATATAGCTCCTCCAACAATAGAAGGATATACAGATTGGGTCTATAGCGTAATGGGTGTGCCTCCATCTGTTCTTCCAAGTGATAGTATCTATATTCAAATGTCTTATGATATAGCATATGAGTTCGTTAATCAATATATAAATATGGTAAATCCTGGGGTTTTTACTGTTGCTGTTTATAATTTGGCAGGTAATTTTCTAGTCAATATAGCACAAGATGATCCTGCTGCTATTCCACCTCCTGATAATGCAGCTACATATTGGGCAGATTTGCGAGCTGGTTTAAATCTTAATAGCTTTGTTCCAGGTCTTGTTGACAATGCAGCAGATCAAGGAACGAGTGCTGGATTGCAATTATTGAATAGTATGAAAGATTTGACTATTGGTGATTTGCAGTTGTTGAAAACACCTTGGGGGCGCGTCTATATGGGTATTGCCCAAAGTGTCGGTTCTATGTGGGGATTGACTCTATAATGGGTTATCCTAATGACCGCAACAATCCTGCTGGAGCTATTCCAGTCTATCTTGTTGGTGGTCCAGGCGGTAAGGCGATACCAGTGAATTTTGTCGCTGGTGGCGCAACGGGAGGTCCAGCTTCTGGTCCAATCCCAGTTTATGTAACAGCAGGTCCAGGAACTCCTCCGTTTGGAACTGATCAAGGCAATCCTAATAATGCCATTCCTGTGTACATTTCAGGTGCGCCCAATGCAATGCCTGTCTGGGATACAGCGCCTGCTCCTCCGCCAATTCCAGTTAATACAACTCCGCCATCTATCACGCCTGTAGGTCCAGTAAACTCAGGTTTACCATTAACTGTAAATGTAGGTATTTGGACTAATAATCCTTTAGGATTTGATATTCAATGGACAAGAAATGGTCTTCCTATTGCTGGTGCAAATTCGGCTGTATATTTAACTACTGTTGTTGATAGGAATAATAATATTGGTGCAACTGTAGCTGCTGATAATGATGGTGGTAAGAGTTTACCTGAAGTTTCTAGTAATACGGTTGCAATTCTGGGACCACCTGTTAATGTTGTTCTTCCAGCAATTAGTCCTGTTGGTCCTGTTGATTTTGGTACAACATTATCAATGAGTACTGGAGCTTGGACTAATAATCCAACCAGTTATTATTATGGATGGACACGAAATGGTTCTAATATATCTGGTGCTAATACAAGTCAATATACGACAGTAATAGATGATGCCAATACAGTAATTGGTGGAGTTGCTCAAGCCTCGAATGCTGTAGGTGGAGGCATTGCTGTTTCTACTTCTAATCAAGTTACTATAAATCCGCCTGAACCAGTTATTACTCCAGCAACATTTGATATTACTCTTCCAGTGATTAATGGACAAATTGTTGGTACATGTGTAGCAACAGGTAGTCCAAATGCTTGGGCTATAGTTCCAACTGGTAGTACCCCTAATGGTTTATTTAATATAGATAGTTCAGGTATAGTTACAGTAGTGAATGAAAGTCTTGTAGTATCAGGTACTTATACATATACTCTTTATGCTCAAAGTGATATAGGTATAGGTGAACCAAGTACATTAACAGTTAATGTGACATAGGAGCCTTAGATGCCATATGGCCCAGGACCTGGCAGCAGAGGCGGTATCGCATATGCTGAAACTATGGAGCATTTCCAAATGGCAGGAGCACCAGGGCCAGCAGGCCCTCCCGGTCCAGTTGGCCCTCCCGGTCCTGAAGGACCCCCAGGTCCTCAAGGCGATCCGGGTCCACAGGGCGATCCAGGCCCTACAGGATCACAAGGACCTCAAGGTCCTATTGGCAATACGGGCGCTACAGGTCCAGCTGGAGCTGACGGACTAGCAGATGCGCCTAGTGATGGGCAAACATACGTGCGGCAAGATGGCGCATGGGTACCTGTTGTCATTCCGTAGGAGTTTCAAATGCCGCAGTATCCGCAAGTAATGACTCAAAAGAAAGCAGCGCATCTGTGGCATATCAATGTTGCAGCGCCTCCAGAGACAAATCCTCCTGTTAATGTTAACGTTCCATTTGTTACTTTACTTACTGATATGGGTGGTATTGGAAACATTTATCATTGTACAACTGGTAATTGGGAGAATATGGGAGATTTAGTTGATACATATGCCTTTAGGTGGCAACGCAATGGCGCGCCCATTACAGTAAGCGCAAATCTTGAAGATTATACTGCTGTGGCTGCTGATGTAGGCACTACTTTGACTTGCATTGTTTCAGCAACAAATACTATTGGAACTACAGCAGCGCCACCTTCCAACGGAATGATTGTTCCTTAAGGAGCTACAATGCCTCAACACCTTCTAAATGTGAGTGCAGCAAATGCGAAATTGCGTTTTGGCGTAGTTATCGCTGATAATCCTCCGCCTTTGGCAGATCAAGAAGCTTCTACCATGCCTGCTCCGCAGCGCATCGTAGTTAAGACTGGTGGAAATATTCCACCATTACTTCCTGGAATACAACCAGACGAACAAGAACCTCCAAAAAATGGTGACTTGTTCTAGTGGCAAGAGATATTGTCATACATATGGGGTTTCTAAATACTCCATATACAATGCAGAATATGAAAGCACCTGTGGCTGCTGTTAAAGCACATGCCAAAAAATTCCATCGTGGATCTACAAAATACAGAACTGCTGAAGATGTAGGTGATATATTAGAGTGGGGATATGGTATTATTGGTACATTTATAGACATTTATGATGAAGAAATTAGTGATATTGTTACCGAAGTATTTGAAGATTTTGTAGTGGAAGCTGTAACTCATTATCGTAAGCCTTCTAGTGCTCGTATGGTTAAATTTATGGATCCAAAAACAAGAAATATTGAAAAAATGTTTAGAGGTTTTCTTGACCAAGAAGAAATGAACGGAATGGTAGAAGGCGTTCCTACAAAGATTTCACACGGTAAAAAGCGCAAGCGTGGTAGAAGCACTCCTGCAAGACCGTCATTTGAGAGATCAGGTATCTATCGAGCATCATTTAGATGTTGGGCAGATATTAAATGACAACCGTTAACGAAGCAGTATCAAGCGGAAAACCTCCATTAGCTTCGCTATTAGAAGCTGGTGTTAATTCAATTGATGCAAATCAAACCATTACTTTTACTCTTTACAAAAGAATGGTTCTTCCATTAGATGGTTTTCTTTTTTGGGTTAATTACAGTTTAGTTACGCCAGAGGTAGGTGATCCTTTGGCAACTCAACAAGTTAAGGGGGCGCTCCATTATTCGGTAGAAGTTGAGCAAGAAGAAGAGTCAACACTTTCTGTGAATACAGTAGTGTTTACCTCATTAAAACAATGTGATATATTTAATGAAATTAATCCTCCATTTCTTTATTTAGCTGAATATCAAGGTATTCGTTTTACATTTAGTTCACAAGGTAAATATTTTCAACAGGCAGATTTATATCATTATTTGGGTATTGCTGTTACTGCTGTTATGGAAACACAAATTGTCGATGATATTGATGTCTTAAATAATTTAGCTAATGAATTAGTAGTTACAAATTCTTTGCCAATTTGGCTATCTATGCCAACCTATATGCCAAATTATCAAGGTGGATTTACTTGTCCAATTATTGATATGTTTCCTTCATTTCTTGTTCCTGAGAATGAAGAACCACCGTATGCTGCTGTTCACATAGAAGAAACAAAAGCATTAGCGGCTTTTCCATATCTCGATAAACAGAATATGAGTTCACAATTAGTTTCAGATTTGGTTAAAATTACTACATATGGTGTAACGAATAATGATATGATTAAGTTTTTGAATTTTGTTGTTCAATATAGCCAAGATGAAGGCTTAATAGGCATGATGAATATGCCTACTATAGTTGATGAAAAACAAACCCAGGCGGAGTTACAGACTATAGCTCAGAAAAAGGTTATTGAATTTAAAGTTTCTTATCTTCAAACATATTCGACAAATCCAATGCTAACACGTCAACTTATTAAACATGCGCTTGTTGATATTGATGTTTGGGCAACGACCGAAACAGTTGGAAATAAGAGAGCGCATGTGGCGCCAACAAGTAAAGCTTGCATTCAAGGAGCGTCTTCACCTCTGCCTTAATCCAGTTCTAAGGAGCCTGTTATGTCTTATCAAGATCCAAATGCTATCGTTAGCGTGCAAGTTTCAACTATTCTTGCGCCCTATCCTTCGACGCTCCAGCAAACTGGCGCTATTCTGTCTTTTGGTGGCACAAATGTTCCGCCAAATTCTTCTGTGTTTCTTACCCAATTTACTGATCTAAAGCCATTGTTGCAAGGCGCTGGTCAAATTGTCTCCGTGACATATGCTACTGGTGTAGCAACATATACCATTAATGGTGCGCTTCCGAGCTATGCCACCGCTGGCACAGTTATGAAGATCGCAATTGCTGGTATGAATCCTATTGGGTATAATGGAATTTTTGATGCTACTTATGTTAGTGCTACCAGCTTTACTGTTCCTATTGCTACAAATCCTGGTACTGCTGTTACTATGGGTACATGGCAAATGTATTCTACGTTGCAGCTCAATGCTCAAATTGCAACGTATTTCAGACAAGGAACCGCTGTTGGAATTAATGTTCTTGAACTTGGTTATCAGCCTTTGTTTGCCGACGAAGTCACTGCGCTAGAGACTTGGTTAACACAAAGCCCAGGAACATTTTATGGGTATTTGTTACCTGATTATTGGGGAGATGTAGCAAATCTTCAACCTGGTCAGGGCGTTATTGAGCTCTTCCAGCAATACGTTAACCCGGAAGCTATGACGTATTTCTGGGTTACACTCGATGATCTTCAAGCTGTCGGTTTGATCGACAACACAAATAAGTCTGTTATTCAACTTATGGAAGCGCCAGGAGTTCAAGCAGCCCGTGGTGCCTCAACACCTGGGCAGTTTGCTGAATTCACTATCGCCAGTATGTTTTATTGGGCGATGCGCTTCAAGGCGACTGCGGTGACGAGAGTTGCACCGATGTGCTTCAAGTACATGTATGGTGTTACTCCATATCCAGTTCCGAATAATGGGCCTACTCTCGTCAACTTTAAGACGAATAATGTGAATTATATTCAAACTGGAGCGCAAGGAGGTATTTCCTATACCAATGTGTATAAGGGCGTTACTGCGGATGGCTTCGACTACTTCAATTGGTGGTGGACGATTGATTGGGTCCAAATCAATATCAACTTGAACATCTCCAACGCCGTGCTTAATGGATCTAATAATCCAACTGCACCTCTGTATTACAATCAAACTGGCATCTTGCAGTTGGAGCAAGTTCTTGCCAATACTATGCTTACTGGTAACCAGTACGGTATGGTTAATGGACCTGTTATCCAAACACAACTTGGGCCATCTGACTTGGCAGATGCAATTGATGCTGGAACTTATGCGACGGTATGCAATGTCAATGCTGTGCCGTTTGCCACTTATACTGCATTGAATCCAGCGGATTATGGCACAGGCGAGTATGATGGGCTAAGCACTTTGTTCATCCCTGCTCGTGGCTTTGTCCATATTCTGGTAACGGTTGTAGCGACCAATATCGTTACACTGTAATATAGATATATGGAGATAGGAGAGAACGATGGCCGCTGGTAATCTTAATGTCCCGCAGGGCGTGCTCAATAGAGTATCAGCCCTCGTTACTTTTAATAGTGGAGTTTTATTTCAAATCACTCCGTATTTGTTGGGGAGAGAGGGGATAAGACTGACTCTTGAGGGAAATGCTACAGATTATTTCCCAACAATGACAGGCGCTGTGCCTTCGCCAGCGCCGTTTCAAATTGCCACTTTGACGATTGCGTTGCTTAAGTCACAACCGCAATCTGATATGGTCAAGAGCTTATTTGAGGAAAATACTCTTCTTGGGCTAGTTACTGTTCAACCAGATGTTTCTGCTGTTGCCAATAGTTATGTCGGCGGTGGAAATGTTTTGAGTTCTTATCAACTCCAAAACTGCGTTCTCGAAAGTGTGAATGCTATGTCGTTCGCTGGCGAAGAACCTACTTGGGTTGTGACGATTAAGGGTTATTACGAGGTCAACGCGTTTATGTTCAATACATAAACGATCAAAGGTAGCAGGTAGCAAATGGCAGCCATAACAATCAATAAAAAACTAAACTTGGTTCTTCCGCTAGAAGTAGATGATAAAAAGATGTGGGTTCATTCTACACCCATATCTAGAGAAGTCTTTGAAGCAAATTATTTGCTTTTTGTAAAGACATTATCAAATCTCTATTTCAATGGAGTAGGGCCAGGTATGGCACCCCGTGTCGCTGCTATGGCATTAAAAGACATGGCTAAAGAAATCAGTACCGAAACTGATGTGACTGTTCCTGTTATTCAAGAAATATATCGTCTTACATTTGTATTAATGGTTGATCCTGCCGTTAATAAATGGGCTGCAAAGCCATTTTTAGAAATAAAAATGAAAAATCTTCTAGATGAGGAAACAATAAGAGAGGTTGAAAATGCCCTTGTTTATTTTACTGTGGCCTCGGCAGTTCATTTAAAGAGCGAACTGCCGACGATCATGGTTGGCTTAAATTCAATTTGGGGAGCGCAAACTACATCATTAAGCGTTATGGATTATTGCAATTCGTTGACGATATTGAATCAGGAAGAGAATACTGGAGAGAAACCAGAAATGACCCCGAGTGTTTTGGCTCCGAGAGCATTGTCAATTCCGTCCTAAATTGGATAATTGGCGAAGGCTTTCGGGATTTTATGTGGCAATATAATGGAGATTATAAATCTATACATGACTTTAGACGGAGATAGTATTGGCATCTAAAGGTAAATCAACGATAGACGTAGAAGTTGATACTTCTAAACTCAGCGAGCTTGTTAAGCTGGCAGAGAAGTATAGAGACGTTTTGAAAGAATCAAATGCTGTATTAAAAGAAAATGTTGCCATTACAACACAAGCCAGTAAGGAACATGAAAAATTAAATAAAACAGCTGGTGAAGGAGCAAGATCAAGAAGAGAATATAGAAGACGTGAAAAATCTGAAGATGATCTATTTCCAGAAGGAAGGAAATATAGAAACGCTCAAGGTACGTTTACCAAACGTCCTACTTGGTCTCAACCTAAAGAAGCTGGAACAGGTAGCCAATTTAGTGCAGGTTGGGAAAAGCCTCCTGCTTCAGGTTCTCTGTCTGATATGGACAGATTGCGTTGGGGACCTGGGCGCAACAATACAGGTTCTGGTCAATTTAAAGGAAATTGGGAAAGAGCACCTAAACCAGGGACACTATCTGATTTAGATAGATTACCTTGGGGTCCAGGTAGAGATTCAACTGGTTCTGGACAATTTAAAGCTACTTTTGAAAAATTTGCGAAAGGTAATGATAAATGGAATGAGTCATTCTACCAGATGTTTTCTACTGGGAGAATGAGCCAGAACATATTGAGGAATATGTTCAGCGGCAATCTTATTAAGATGCTTGGAATTGGAGGTACTGCTGCCGCGCTCGGTTATGCTATTAATGAAGGAGCGGCGGTTGGTGCGCAACAGCGCCTTCAAGCGACTGGAATTGGTGGTGATATTGGCAGAATGAAATCTGCCCAAGTCGAGCTTGCAAGATTTGGCCCTGTTCAGCCTGGATTAGAGGCTGCGAACAGAGCTAAAAGTATGATTGGAGATGAATTCGCAGCATATACTTTTATGGGATTTTCTCCAGAAGAAATTAAAAATATGGATCCATCAACTATGTATGCACAGTTGATGATAAGAGCACAAAAGAAATTAAAGGGATATACCCCACAAGCTATGGGTAATCTCTTTGAGGCGCAACATTTAGGTTCAATTTTACCAGGAGGTATTGGTCAAGCTACCAGATTAATTGGGATGTCTGGTCAAGAAACTAAAGAAGCAGCTGAAGCTGTTGAGGCAAATGCAAAATATTTAGAAACTACTCAAGAACAACAGAAAGCTCTAACCAATCTTAGTACCACACTTAACTTAGCAAGTTCTGAGATACAAACTCATTTTATCAATAAATTAGCTGATATTGCACCTGCTATAGATAATTTTATTAAAAATCAAATGAATAAGATAAACGAGGGACCAGAAGCTGCTCCAGGTCTTAAGCCTGGCGGTATATTCAATTCAGAAAATTGGGGTTGGGGTGGTCCTATTTTAGGTGGTAAACCAGCAGCGCCTACAACAGGACCGCGGCCTGATGGTAAACTTCGACCAGTACCACGTTTACATTCACCACTAAACAATCCTCCACTTGAAAGTAATATTCAAGGTAGTGGCGCAGTAGATGAAGGAAATGGTGGCGTTATTGGTGGTGTAACTAGAGTTAGTATATTTAGTCCAAAAATCGCTAAATTAAATAAAGATGTTACTGATACTTCTAAGAGTTTGGCTGAATTTAACGAACAACTTCTCAGAGGCTCCCGCATTATGTTTGGAGGTTCTGGACAATATTTAGCGTCTAAATTTGGACAAGGAGGTGGAGGTGGAAGAGGTGGTGGCGGTGGCGGACTAGAAAGTGGCGCGACTCCGCGTTATGATACCGGTGGTATTGGTGACACAGCAATGCCAAGAACTCTTGGCGAAGGTACTATTGGTAAAGGTAGTGGCATTTCTAGTAGTGGTCTAGGTGGCGGTAAATATACAGGAGGAACAGAATCAAATACTATTGACACTAATGCACCAGAAATATCACAGTTACCTGGTGATAAAACATGGGGAGATTACGGTACGCGTGCGAATAATCCTGGTAATTTAAATTATGCTGGATGGGAAGGTGCAGTAAGTAAATTTAGTTATACTGATCCGCAAACTCATGGTCAACATACTATGGGTGTATTTAAGACCATGCCGGAAGGCGTGGCAGCAGCATACAAATTGTTGATTCGTAATCAAGCTAAAAATGGTAAAACACTTCAAGGAGCACTTAAGGGATGGGCTGAAAATGGATATATTGGTCCGTTAGCAAAAAGTCTTGGAATTGATCCTAACGATCAATACGATCTTTCTACAGCTGATCCTGAAAAAGTTGCTGGTATGTTAGAGCAACAATTCAAACGTGAAGGTAGAAAAGGTTCTCATACTGCAACTCACGAACAAATTCTTGCTGGAATTAATCTTGGTCGTGGTTTAGGTGCAGCATCTACTGGTGATGGTAAAACTATTACCGGTGGAGGCGGAAGCAGCGGTGGAGGCGGCGCATCAGGAAGCTGGGACGATAGCGCAGTAGATACTGATTTCTTTAAATCAAGAGCATCTGGAGAAGTATCTAAAACTGAAGGTATTAATCCAGAATTCGGTGCTGATTTAAAACGTGCTACAGAAGCTGCTGAAAAAGCTACTGGACAAAAAGTTCAATTTACTAGCCTTGTGCGTGATAGTAAAAAGCAAGCTGAGCTTTATTATAATTATATTCATCATATAGGCGGACAAGGACTTGCAGCAAAACCTGGTACATCTTTGCATGAAAAAGGAATGGCAGCTGATCTTGCTGAAGGTCCGGCACGCGATTATGTACGTGCTCATGCTGTTGAATATGGAATGGAATTAGTTCCAGGCGATCCTGAACATGTTCAAATAGCTAGAGATCGCCGAGCTATAGCCGAAGCTTCAGCTAGAGAAGCTGGTGCAACGAGAACTGCATCTAGATCAGGACCTCATCCACATATTGGTGATATGAGTCAATATAATACTAATCAAGCAATTAAAGTTAATGTGAATAATGCGGCAGGTGCTGATGTAGCTACTCAAACAGCTATGATTGGTTCTTCGCAAGGAAACTTTGGTTAATGCGTTTCTATGCGCTTACAGTTTCTGGAGGAATTAGTTATACCAGTTTAGCTCAAATATCTGGTATTGCTGATTCTGTTAATTCTGTTCAACAATTAGCATCACTTGCAGGACAACCTGTCCCAGCAGCACTTGCTGCTATATCTGGTGCAGGTATATCTGGAGCGCAATGGTGTAGTGTTGTTGATAATGAAAACGATCCAGGAGCGTTAGATATTGAGCTTGATATTCAAATTGCTCCAGGTAGCCAAACTTTAAATGGATATGTTAAAATTTATGGCATACAACAAAATTTAGTTTCACAATCATCTTACTTTACAGGTTGTCAACTAGCTATATATGGAGGATTTACTGAAGGTCTACCACTTGCCAATTTCCAAGTGGCGCATCAAGGTCTATTGTGCAATGCTTTGATTTTCCCAGGTGTAAGCGAGTGGACAGGTACTGAGTTAAGTCTTACGTTCTTTCTAAAACCTAATATGGGTAATTCTGGAGGACCAACTAAGCCTGTAAATATTATTCACAATATGCCTAAAGGCACTCCATTAGGACAAGCAATACAACAGGCTTTGAGTACTGCTTTTCCGGGTGTTGGAATTAATTTAAATATTAATCCAAATATTACTCTTAATTATGATGATAAAGGATATTATCAATCTCTTGAACAATATTTGGATTATGCTAAAGTATTAAGTCATAGTGTTCTTGGAACACCATACACAACTGGTTATCAAGGAGTAATGGCTGATTCTTCAAAAGGTAATTTTAATATTTTTGATGCATCACAACCTAGTGCATTAATAATGATACAATTCCAAGATTTGATAGGACAGCCTTGTTGGATCGGCCCGAACAAAATTCAATTTAAAGTTGCTTTAAGATCTGATATTTCTCCGAATAGTCAAATAATATTGCCAAATAATATTTTGACTTCTGCAACACAAAGCGGTGGTCTTACATTTATGCCAGGCCTAGTTTTTAATACATTTCAACATGGTAATATTCTTACATTTCAAGGACAATTTACTGTGGTAAGTGTTAGACACATGGGGCGCTTCAGAAGCCCTGCTGCTGATCAAAATTGGATAACAGTTATTGAAGCTGTAACACCTGGTAATGATAGTGAAGGAAATCCTATCCCAGTACAAAATATATCAGGAGAACAAATATTTACACCAGCTTCAGGATTACCAGGTATAGGACATGCTTAGTTTTTATCAACTTTTATATCAAATTACACCCATATTTTTAAATGGTGGTATTGCTCAAAATATTGGTGGAAACATACTTCCTATAATGGCTTTACTTAATCCAAGTGCTTATAACATTTTATTTTCTGGTGGTAGTGGTAATTTTAATATGGATAGTTATTTTGGTATATTTCAACCTGCATCTGGCGGCTCATTAATTTCACAACAAATTGCTGAGTATCCTTTTGCTAATTTGGCTGTTGCTGCAAATGCTATTGTTAGAAACCCAATTGAAGTTTCTTTGATTATGGTAACGCCTATGAAGACACAGTATGCGTGGGCAGTTAAAAATGCTACAATGACTGCTCTTAAGTCAGCGTTAGATACGCATAATAATATGGGTGGAACATATACAGTATTCACGCCAGCATATACATATTATAATATGGTTATGCTAGATTTGGCTGATATGTCAAATCCTCAAATTGTTACTCCGCAAAATACTTGGAAATGGGATTTTAGAAAACCTCTTATTGCTCAATCTGATTTAGTATTTGCTGAGAATAATTTGTATGCCAAAATTACAGGCGGTGTTCAAACTTCTGCGGAGTGGACTTCTGCATTGACTGCATTAGGGTTGCCAGCATCTAGTGTTAATCAAGCAGCAGGTGCTGGTGGAACTGCGCCTTTATCACCACCAGTTAATATTGGTGGTACAAGTTCGACAATTCTTTTATGACTACTTATTTTCAATTTCTTCCATCTAATAGAAAGGCACAATCATTTGCACCTACATTTGATGGAAATATATATAATGTAACAGTTTATTGGAATATATCCGCACAACGCTATTATGTCAATTGTAAGGATTTAAATGGTAATTTAATTTTTATGGTTCCGTTAGTAGGAAATCCTAATCCTTTTCAAGTATTATCTATGATATATGATCCGTTAAATCAACGAGTGATAGCAGAGGTTGACGAACAATATTATCTTAGAATTGGAAGAGTATTGCAAGCGAATGTTATCAATTGTGTTCCAAATGAATATAATGGTAGTGGTTTCCTTTATGTATTAAGTCATAATCAAATCTATTATCCATTAGCTATAGATCCTGGTCCAGCTACAGTCTTGGGAGTTATTGATTATTTAATAAGTATGACTAAAGGATATTTTCAGTCTACAATGATATTTAGAAACGGTTATTTCGAGGTGAATCCTTGATCTCTAGTGGTCAAAAATATTCTCTTGCTGCTCAACAACATAATTTTGTTGCTACGAAAGCTGCTGATAATTTTCAAAATCAAGCTAAGAAATTACCTTGTCATGTAACAGTAGTGAATAATGATGATACTGTTCAAGTAGCATTTGATATAGTTGATCCTGTTTTTACATTGCCAAGTGCCACTTATCCTCAAGCATTTTCCAAATACTCTCGCGAACCTACACAAGTTGGTGATAAAGGATACATTGTTCCAAATGATGTAAATTTAGGAGGTGAAAGCGGATTAGGTGGCGGCGTAGCAAATCTATTTCAAAGAGGAAATTTAACAACTGGTGTATTCCATCCTATTAGCAATACCAATAATCCGAAGCGCGATCAAAATCAATTCTTAGTTACAGGAGGACCAACAGGACATAAAATCCAAACACAGGATACGACAACATCAACAGTATTAGATAAACTCAATAATATAATTCATACTGCTTCTGCTGCTATAAATCATAGTGCTCTCAAAGACATTATTCATAGAGCACTTGATGGAGTTATAGCTCATACTGCTGGTAGTAACATTATTCATACTGCCCTTGAGGGTATTATATCTGGCAATGCACAAAGTATTCAACAAGTTGCGCAAAATACAATAACCCACGCTATTAGTGGCAGCGGCGTATTTAATATGGTAGCATCAAGCTTTAAATTTGGCGCAGCAGGTAGTGAAGAAACTTCTACTTTTGATTTATTAGAGGCGCCAGAAACTCTTGATCTTGATCTTGGAAATGGTATAACACTTCCGATACCGCCTTTACCAAATCTTCCAATTCCTTCTGCTCAAACAATAGTTGATATTATTGGTAGTTTAACAGCTAGTGGTAATATTTCTGCTGGCGGTATGATTAGTGCTGGTGGATTTGGTGGTGCAGGAGGAGGATCTTTTCCAGGTGCAGGACAAAGTGGAGAAATAGTTTCTAGTAATATTATCACTGGCGTTACTATTTCTAATAATGTGCCAGCAGATGTTACATTAATTCAATTAACTCCTGGTGTTTGGCAAGTTCAAGGTGAAATATGGTTTCTTCCGACTGCTGGATTTACTGCTATATATTCAGCAATTAATACAGTTAATGCCACATTTCCTACTGTACCTGGAATTGCTGTTGCTAGATCTCAAATTGTTTTCCCATCTGTTACTCCATCTAATGCTGAACAGATCTTATCACTGCGTCCTTGCTATGTCAATATAACAACCAATACTATATATTATTTAATTGCTCAAGCTGCATTTAGCGGTTCCTGCACTGTTATGGGTAATATATGGGCGGTTAGAATATGAGGACTTATGGGCGCATCGTACCAGATCCTCTGTTTCCGGCTACTAAGAAATGGGTAGAGGTGGATACAGATGCTAATGGTTATGATGATATGGTTTGGTTAACTACTTTAATTCAAGTTATAAAATTGAATCTAAATGAAAGTCCTTTTTATTCCAATTATGGAGTTCCAGCACATTCTTCTGTAATATCTCAACTTGCTCCAGATTACTATATGAATTATATTCAACAAGCATTTGCTGGTTATTTTATGTTTTTATCTATAACAAGTGTGCCAAATGCATTAGATCCAGATGGTGTTTCTTCTCCTGGATATAATGTTACTGTTATAACTCAATATGGTGCATTTTTGTCTACAGTGGTTCCTTCCTAATGGCGCAGCTTCCTATCATAATGGGTCCGCAGGGTCCAATCCCTACGCCTCCCGCTACGTTGCGCCAACAGTTGATTACTTTAGTGACATCTACAAATCCTGGATATACAGCTAATTTACCAGCATCTCTAATTGAGGATGTATCCTCAACAGATGTTGGTGCTATTGTTATATCTAATCAATTTATGATAGATTTGATTAATAGTATTACTCCATACGGAGCGAATCAATTTATATTAAATCAATTGGGTATTGAGATATATGGTATACAGCCAGAGAGTGCCACAAATACAGCAGTTGATGTAATCTTTTTTGGAGTACCAGGTTTTATCATAATTCCTGGATTT